TGCTGTTAGTGTTTCAAATAATTCATGCAACTTTTCTAATAACTCTTGAGTGTTCATAGATTTGATTTATTTATTTGGTTTATATTATCCTTGATCTCCTGTTGGGATTTGAGTCTTTAAGAAGAATAAGGCTGTATTTCCGATTTGTCTGATTAGTTTACTTTTAGTTTCGCTGTCAGGCATATTTTTAGCTGCTTCTAAAGCGGCTTGTAGGTGATTACCTATTTCTTTTCCATCACCTGTTCCTCCACCCATATCCATACCGCTATCGATTCCTAAATCCATAGTATCATCAGCTGGGGCTGCGGTATCATCTATATTTATGTCTTCGTCACCTGTAGGTGTATCTATGTCTAAGTCTAAATCTATTGGTTCTTCTTTCTTTTTTTTCTTTTCCATTAAAGAAAGCTCTTCACGAACTAATTGAGATATTACTTTTCTAAATTTATCTTCCATTGTTGTATTTTATAATAAATATGTTATATTTAATTACCTTAAATTCTGTAATTTGTAGATAGTTGATTTGATTAACTCAGTTATACCGTCTAATAAGTTTTGGATATAAGTATCATCTACTTTTTCATAAGTAGAATAAACAGCGTTGCAAAGTGCTTCTAAATATTCAATTACTTGTTGAACATTGTTATACTCCATTAAGTTAAAATTAGTATAACCTTTTACAATACCATATTTACCTTGATATGCTTCTACTAACCCATCAATTAATCCTACTATTTCATCATAATAAGTATTTAAAGCCATATGCTCAGCAAATGACTGTGTTTGTAAATGGAAGATATGAGTTTGGGTACGAGAGTGAAATAAGTACGAGATTAATTTTACAAAGTCCATGTTTAAATTTTATTATAAATATGTTATTTTTTTAAACTCTCGAGGTACTTAATGGTTTCTTCTTTATTTTGTAATAATTTGTCTTTAGAAGATCCATTCCATTTTTCAATATCACCTGCTTCTGTAATCCAGGATTGATTAGATGCGTTTATTTCTTCATCTATCCATATATTGAATTCATGAATTACACCATCAATGTCTGAATTGGTTATAAATTTTTCATATTCTTCTAATAAGCCTCTTTTTCTAAGATCTGCTTCAAAGTCTACCTGGCAATTAAAACATCTATGGTACTGGATGTAGAAGCGTTTATCTAGGTGAGGTTTCATCACGTTATTACAACATGGGCAGAATAATGGCAAATGTAATGACTCTTTTGCTTTATCTAAACGAGTAATATTCTGTTTAATACCATCTTTAATAGTCCAAGAACGTCCATCTTCTTCCCATACATCTCCTTCTTCATGAAATTCTTGTTTTTTAGTATAACCCGTACCTATAGTGGCTTTTTCACCATGCTTACCCTGGATTAGGTTGCGGAGGCGTTGTACATCTTTCTCTTTAAATTCTTTTTTTAAAACATTTCCTGACATAACTGTTATTTTGAATATTCGTAACGTAATTTGTATTGTAATCCAGCACTATTAAGGATTTTATTTAAACTACTTTCTAATTGACTTAATATAATTCCCTTTTTACTATTTTCGGATTGAGAAAATCTTAAAGAATCTCCATCTAAAGTATAGACAAATTCTCCAAGATTTTTTAACTCTTGTTTAAACTGTTCTATATTAGCTGGGGTTCTAAGGTAAAAGTTTCCATTATTATTTTCTAATGTCTGGTATTTTTCTTCAAGACCTTTATACTTTGCAAAAATATTCATCCAGTTTTCTTTTGTTTCTGTCTTAAATTTTTCTTGCATTGATTTTTTAACATTAGGTAGTTGAGGACCAAAGCGCCCTTCTAATTTATCAGTAGAAAGCTCAGTAAATACTTTTTTATAATTTGCTTTATCTTTAAGAGCATTTTCTATTTGAGTAATAGTTGTTTCTCCTTTTGGATACAATACTATATCTTGAGATAATGCTACTCTACCGGTTGCTCCATCCTCTTCATTCTCCATTAATTTTACTAAACTATATTTACTCATTTTCTTTTATTGAATTTTCCCATCCTCTAAATAGTAATCCGTTGCCTAATCGATATGCTTCTTCTTCAATTTCCTTTAGATAATCGTCTTCGTTTATATTTTGGGTGTTAATTTGATTTTGTAATCTGCCTTCTAAATTTTGCTTATGATGAATCATCTCATGAGCATATGAACGTAATATATCTTTTGGATGACGTCCATAAGTGTACAATGTTATACATTTATCATTGTGGTTATAATGAGCTGTTCTACCTAACATATTTTTAGCATTCTTAGTATCATCTTCAACAAATACTAAATCAGGTAATGGTTCAATGTTAATTTGATCCATCATATACATTGTTAAAGATACTAGTAATTCTTTAAATTCTAAATTATTCTCTAATCCTGTTTTTGGTTTAATATTTGACACAACAATTTTATCTTTGTTTTTTTCTACTTTAAAATCAGATGGGATAACATTCTGTATATGGTCTTTATAATAGTCGACTCTGCTGAGTTCTGATGATATATTAAGATCTAGATTTTTGTGTTGTATTGGTTCAAAAAAATTGTTTGTTTTTTTAGGGGTAGGAGTATTATCATGGCCACATTTATGGCAGTTATATAAATCACTCCCACCATCTTTTATTTCCCATGTCCAACCACAACTATCACAAACTATACTATCACCTTGAATCTTTTCAGATACTACTTTTTTACTTTCATTTAAAGGTAATATTATATTTTCTACTATTTGGGGTTTGGCTTTAAAATCAGAAATAAAAGGTTTAACTAACCCTTCTGTTAATTTAGGTATTAAATTTTCTTTTGTAAACATTAATAGTCAGTTTACTATAAATATTAAACATCCCCAAGTTGTACAGATGTTGGAAAGTTATTAGTAGATGGTTTATCGTTAGGGTTTTCCAATTTATATAAATCATATATTTTTAAAAACAATTCCATATTTTCATTTATAGTACGAGATGATTCATATACTTCCCATCCTTTACCTTGTATGGTTTTTCCTTTTTTATCCTCACCACGTTTAGATGACTTTAACCACAATATACCAGTACGTGTAACTTTTTCTTCAAATGTTTCATTCCACGCTTTAGCATATGCTGCTAACTGTAGATCGTAGCTAGTGTGGAGTGAGTTTGATGTTTTGATATCTAATAGCCAAATTTCGTCTTCAATTTTAACAGTTAAGTCACCTGTGCCTGCGTATTCGTGTTCATCTGAGAATAAGTGTATTTCACTGCCTAGTAATTCTGGTTTATATGTGCTCCAAAATTCAACAAATTTTAAAAGCATTTTCCATGCTTCTAAAGAACAAGTTGTTTGACCGCGTTCGTCTAACCATTCAATTTTTTCACCTTCTAGATATTTTTCAATCATTTCGTGAACTTGAGTACCTTCATCAGCTGCTTTACGGGCAATAATATCCGCGTTATGACCTACATCTTTAAGCCAGGTTTCAAAAAATTTACCTTTAGGCATAAATTGTAAAATACTAGTAACAGATGGATAATGTTTATCATGTCTAGTATAAAATCTTTGATCTAAAATTTGTACTCGTTTTGAGTTAGGATCAATTTCTAGTATCCTACTTAATGATTTTTTATAAATGTTTGAATTCCTTTCAATCATATTAATTGTAATTTTTTCTCAAATAAGTCTGAGAATGTTAGTGGAATAGTATGTTGGATGAGATTTGTAAAATTTTCAAATCCCATTTCACTTGGGTCTTTATCCTCCATATCTACTAAATATACTTCTTTACCTTCATTGATTAGCTCTTCACAGAATGAAAGAGCTTGTTTAATAGCGTCTTTATCTAACGCTATATATATTTTTTGTACCTTAGATGTTACTAATTTTTTTCTTAAACTTTTTTGAATATTTTTACCTAATAACGGGATAACATTGCGTTTAATAGCTAACGCATCAAATGGTCCTTCACATATAACAATTGGTAAATTCCAGTTTATAAATAATTCAAATGGTATGATATCTCTAGATACATCGGGATTTTTATATTTTATAGATGATGATTTACTAAAGTTTCTAGCTGTAAAATAATTTAAGCTTCCACTTTCATCATATGAGGGTATTACAATACAGTTAGCGTAAATACCAGATTCACAATAGCCTATGTTATATTTTATAATGTCGTTAAGGGTGATATTCCTGCGTTTTAAATAGCTAATAGCATGCTTATATTCAATGCTATTACCCTCTACAGCGAGAGATTTAAATTCTTTAGGTAATTCTACTTTCTTCTCAGTTAATGTTATTTCAAAATTACCTGATGTGTATTTAACTAGTGATTTTATTTCTGTTATTTTATCATTAGGAGCTTCTATTAATTTAAATAGTTTAACTAAACTTTTACCTCTTTTATCACATACCCAACAGTGCCATGGGTGTTCACCTTTTTCACTTTCAGTTAAATTAACTTCTAGTTTTGGTTTATGGTGATTGCAGAATGGACAATGGTAAGCGAAATTACCTTTAGAGGTTTTCTTACCATTACCTAATACCGAATTCAATGTAGCTACTAAAGCTTGATTTACCATACTTACAATATATCAACAAGATGTGGTGATGCCAAATCTTTTTTGAAATATCGTCCTTGTATGTTATCGTTGTAATTATCTTCTTCTAGACAATTTAATGTAAATTGATATTTAGCTTCAAGATATGATAAGTGTTTTGATGTCCATGCTAGTTCTAGGATTTCTTTATAAAATTTATCCTCACCAAATAAAGTTATATCATTATGAAGTGGTTTACAGCTACCCCAATATGTTTTCCAATCTGATTCAGCGTAAGTGACTTCTTTGGTTTTCTTACGACCAGGGCCAGTTTGTTCAGCTATGGCTTTTTTACCTAGTTTTTTAGTTTTCTTATGTTGCAGAAATTTTTTACCTATATATATTTTATCGGTAGTGATATTTTTTATTATATAAACAAACCCAAATGGAGTTTGGTCTCCAAAATCTTCTATATCATTTATTTCTTTACCTTTATATAACCATTTACTCATAACTTATCTATCTATCTATATTAATAACTATTGTGGTGTCAGTTGTTCTACTTGTTGGAAGGGGTTGAGCTAGTTTAGCTACTGCTAATAGTTCTTGGGCTTCATTGTATAATCCTATGGTTGTAACATATGGAGCAAAATATGATCCAGTTGCAAAATCTCTAAGAGTTCCAGTATTTGAAGAGGTATAATTTGTCCAAATTGAACCTGAAAAGAATACTGCTGATCCAGTGGGTTGGAGACTAGGATTAGATGAATAATTAAATTCGTCAGGTCTAATAGTACATTTGTATTGGGTTTCAAATATTGTTCTTGAGCTTTGAAAACTACAAGTTATAAATGTTCCTGAACCTAATATCCAATTAGCAATCTCATCATCCCATCCTTGATTAAATGATACTAACCCATGTTGATAAGTGATAATACCATATGTTGGAGAAGAATTATTGTTAAATGATAGTATTCCATTTCCATTATCTGTAACTATGATATAATATCCATCATCTATTGAGTAATATTTTAAATAAAATGAATTAGGGTTAATATAATCTCCAAATAAATTTTTAGGTATAGATAATATACTTATCTCTGCTGATGATTGAGTTGGGAAATATCTACTATATCCATATTGTGAAGAATAACTATCAGATCCAGTTTGAAATAATGTTGTTTGTTCATAATTATAAAATCTAGCATTTGTAGCAGAAGAAGTAAAATCACTAATTAAATTACCATTATAATCATAAACTGGAGCAGGAGCTTGAGATTGTGATGGTGTAGGTATATAGTTTGTATAATATAGTTGTTTTATAGAATTATATAATAATGCTGAGGATTGGGATTGGTAAGAATTAGATTGAGAATCTAAGGATGATAAATAAGATGTATTTTGTCCTAGGAATCTCCTAATATTAACATTATCCATAGATGCTGTTCCCTCAAAGTAAAAACTTTTGTTAACAACAAACGGAACTACAGTTACATCTGTACTTAAAAATTGTTTGAATGCACCCATTCATTAAAAATCTAATTTAACACGTATTAAGGCTTCTTTAGTAAAGTCTTTTTTAAGTGGTTTTGATAGTTTAGCTACTGCTAGTAATTCATTTTGATCATTATACATTCCAACTGTTGTAATATATGTTGTTGGATTATTTACAAATAAATCATATAATACAGCCCCAGTACTACCTGAGATAAAGCTTGGATTTTCAGTATAGTTAAATTCAGCATTTCTAGCTCTACAGAATACAAAATCTGATGTTATAGTTTCTTGTGAGTTTAATGAAAATGAACTTGTATATGAACCTGTAGCTATACCAATCTTACCTGATCCTGTTGAGTATAGTCGACTTGGATTATTATCAGCTGCATTTGAGTTTCGTCTTGTATTTAAAGCAATACCACCACTAGCAAATGATAAATCTAAAGCTGAGGCGTTTAATATAATTGTTCCTACATCTGGTAAGAATAAGCCGTATGATCCTGAATTAGTAGTGTATCCTGTTCCACTGTATGGGGTTCCAGAGCTGCCTGAGACTATTTGGTATACTCTACCAGCGTCACAATATGATACAGTTGTTGTTACAGCACTATTATCTGTTAAAACTCTAGTTTGAGAACCACTATATAATGTTAAATTTAATGATCCAGGAAATAATGATTGTTTATATCTAGCTCTGTCAATTGCTATAACATAAAAATCTTGTTGGTTGGGAATTACACTACCAAATGTAAAATCAGTGTTTTCATCTCCATATATTAAATTTCTCCATTGACCATAAACTGTTCTAGTTGGGGATAAATTTGTATATGAAGAATTATACGCTACTGATCCTGATCCGTATTTGTTCCCATAAGCTATGTTGAATTGTACTTCAGCTGTAGAGTCTGATGAAGGATCGGTATTATATATGTTTATGTAATAATTTCCAGATGTTCCTGCAATTTGTGTTGAGGAAGTATACATTGCTGTTAATGAAGGAGTATATCCTGTCCAAGCTGGTGCTGTTATACTATCTGCACTTACTAAAAAATCTTGGGATTCTAATGTTTTAAATGACATATTTTTTTATAATATTTTATTAGCTAACTTTTGTTATAGTGATTGGGACAGTAATTCTAGCTCCACTATCTCTACCTTGTACAATTAATACTGTTTGTAAAGTTGTAGCTGATCCAAATAATGTATTGATTGTAGTACCAGTCATGTTTAATGTAGTACCAATCACTGTTTTAGAAACGTTAGTTCCAAGAGTAGTTGTTGAGTTTAAAGATGTAGCTTGATCTGTATTGATACCAACACCATTAAATACACTCATTGTTCTAACATCACCAATAGTGAAGTTATAACCTGATGATTCGAATGTATTTCCTCCACCTAAATAATTTAATGTTTGAGGAGTGATTGATAATGAAGCTCCTTGTTTTAATACTATATTAGTATAACCAATATTAAGAATAGGCATTTTAGATGTTCCACGAGGTAATGTAGTGAGTAAATACTTCATTATTTGTGTTTCATCAGGAAACGCTTCTAATAAAGGCATGTTTTCAATAGCTTGTCCATAGTATGCTGATCCGGATGCATTATTTGGATTGTAAAGTGTATAATCAATTTCGTCATCAGAAAATGCAAATTGTGTGATTCGGAATGATCCGTCGTTTTTAGCTAATAATTCTCTACCTTTTTTTGTTAAGATAGCATCAACTGTTACTATTTGGTTATTTAAATATCCCATATTTTTTTATTATTGTCTTTTATAAATATATTAAATTGCGTTTTTTATGATGGTATTACTCCATCTCTTTTAAGATTATTAATTATAGTAGGTAGGTTATCTTGTAATGTTTTAGATATATATTTTGGTTTTAAAAATCCTGTCATAGTCCCACCTGATTCTTTTTTAGCATTTAATATAACATAATTACCATCATTAACTACTCTATATATCACAAAATGGTCTAATTTTGATCCAGTAGGTATAGCAGGGTATATCTTAAAAGTTGTACGACCATCATCTAAAGATGATATATCATATATTTTAGATACTTTAGAAAGATCATATTCAAATCTAATATTATCACCAGGTTGAATATTGGCTGGGGATATTATTGGACTAAAACTCATACTTAAAGATGCTGTAGGAGTAATTTGGACCATATCATTATTTATAAATCCAGATAACCCTATTGATGCTGTTAAATATTGGGGAGTTTTTCCATCTGTAGGAAAAGTAGCTCCAGCCCAATATGAGGATGTAGTTTGGAGTTCTCCAGAATAGTTGGTTGTGGCTGCAATTGAGGACCATTGGGATTGGTCTAACCCATATATATAAACATTAGGATACCCACTTGATGCTGCTTGTGTCCATACAAAAAATCTAACTTTATCACCATTGTAAAATTGTTTTGGGATAGATTGCATCCCCATATATCTTGTAACATTAGTATAAGTAACTGATGTTTGTAACTCAGCATTTGGAATTATTTGCCCGTAAATTGCTACTGGGGTTACTCCATTAGTAGTAGATATATTAGTACTTGGTAATCTTTCCCATGTTGAACTTCCATTAGGTAAATATTCTATACGCATATAGAATGATGATGCTGCTTGAGAATCTGTGTATCTTACAGCTGCTATTTTAAATTGGAAACTAACTTCAACATTGAAATCTCCAGTATTTTCAGTAAAAGTATAAGCTCCATATTGACGGGAACCTTCAGCACCCGCATAACCATTCCATCTAGGGTTAGAATTTATTACTGATGTGAATGAAAATGCTGATGAGCCTGATCCTATGTAATAATCTTGAAATGCTACTTCAAACTGACCACTAGTAGGTTTTTTAATTAAAAAAGTATAATTAGGTGGTTGTGTTCCTGTTAATACTAAAGCACCATATTGAGCAAAACTCATTGTAGGTATATAGTTATTAGGATTAGAACCAGTTTCTGTAATTAATAATGGTTGAATAGTACCTATGTCTGTTACACTATGTTCTCCTATTAAATTAGATAGAGTTTGAGTTGCATCTTGAGACTCAACTATAGCTGAGTTGCCTTGGAATATAGTATTTAGATTTAATAAAGCAATACTATCTGGGGTAGGTTGAGAAACATTACCTTGTTCATCTATTAAGTATTTTATAAAAAATCCTGTTTGATTAATTAATTCAGGTGTAGTTCCTCCTATTCCATCAAAATAAGCTATATAAGTACTATTTTTTTCAGCCGCGGATAAAATTCCGTATCCACTTTGATCGGCGGATATAGTATTAAAATCTCCTTGAGCATTAGTACTTAAAAACCAATTAGGATCATTTATATTTTGAACTGTTCTAGGTCGTCGAGAAAACGAAGTCATATTAATTAAATTTTACTGAGTTATATTTGCTTCCATTATATCTAATATTACTCCATGATTTTGAATTGTAATTAGAGTCTTGAACATATGCTCTATCAGCGTCTCCATTTAATATAATAGATTGATTTACTGGGATCAAGGGATTCTGTGAATAATCTACATCCATAAAGAAAACTGATTCTTGGGGTATCTCAGCGTTATCTAGTAAAGCATTGTATTCATTATAATCAAAATTAACTACATATGGGTCAAATAATGTTAATGATGATGAACCATTAAATGGAGTAGCATCATATAATGACATACTAACATGGAATTTACTTATTGTAACAGTATTACCACCTGTAACTGCTCCAAAACCTATATTAGTATTTTCTACCAAACGCATTGATGAAGTTAAATAAAATGTAGTATCAAAATCTCCACTAGAAAAATTAATATTTATTAGTTTAGTTAAAACTCCTCCATCATTAACAACTGCTCCATTGGGATTAGCTACAAATATGGCGAATAATCCTGATGGTGAGGAAGTAGCACTTCCACTAATTCTAACTTGAATGTATTTATTTGGGGTTTGACCTGGTGTATATATTCCAGTTGAGGTATTCATAAAACCTAAAGTATTACCTGAAATTGTTCCGTATGATAATACTCTATTATTATAAAATTCTCCAGGATTTCCTAATGGTAAATAACTTGTTGAAAATGAGCTAGCAGATGTGGCTAAAAAACTATAATCATTAATATCTCCAGCTGAGGAAGTATTAAAATTATTCATACCTCCTGGAGCGTATGGGCCTATACTATATAGATAGTAATCTCCAAAATTTTGGACTCCAGCTATATTATAAGTAACATTTGATCTGTCAGGATATGTTAATGTTAATGTTTGTAGTTGGTTTAAATATGTATATTGATCTAATCCTCCTGAATCAATTCTATTTAGTTTAATATATTTAACACCATTTGTTTTATTAGCATTAAAATAATTTGTAGCGCCCTTTACATATATAATTCTAGTATTACCTGGGTTGGTTAAACTACCACTATCCCACCATAAGAATATCTCACCCGGGTTAGGAGAAGTATTTAAGTTTGTAAAATCAGATTCTGGGGTTATATCACTAGTATATAATGTAGGATTATAAAATATAGCATAATCTGAAGGGTATTTAATAGTATTAGCTTCATTTAATTCTCCACTAGTTATTAGTAATTCTAATCCAGGTAATTCACCATTATAGAACTCATCTTGTGCTGAATGGCTAATAGTTAATAATCCTGCTGGTGTTTTAACTTCTTCTCCCCATGATTGAGTATTATTAATGAATGTAGGAGGAAGAATTGATCCTGTAAAGTTGTAAGAATCAAATGTTCCACCTGTGCCTCCAAATGTTTTTTCTATGATTGAAGTCTCAATATATGAACCTGTAACTCTCTCATCCCATATTTGTTGTGAATAAATTGATCCACTATAGTCTTCAAATTCCCATTCAACTTGTGGTTGAGGATATTTATTTCTTTCTAATAAATGTTGTTTAATAACTACACCAGATATAAGACTTGTTCTAGCAGGGACAAAATCTTGAATCATTTTAAATAATGAATTGTCAAAATATTTAATTAATCTTATATAATCAAATAAATCATATGTAGCAAAATATTTTTGGAAGAAACCATTACTTAAATTAACTAAATCAGGATAAGTAGTAGCAGAAGATGATACTTGTCTTGGGTCACCAATGTATTCACCTATATTAAAATATCCTAAAGAACTAATAATATCATTATTAATTTCATTTTGAGGTGAAAATGCTACTTCTAATAAATTAATATCGGGAGTTTCACTACCTAAAGTAGGATATGTTTGTTCTAAAGAACGATATTGTGACAATACACTTCCTGTTGGGTAACTTGAAGATACAATTTGTATTTTATCTGTTACTCTATTTTTAATACCTGCTATAGGTTGGTCATAAAAAAACGATTCTATATTAGATTGAAATGAGGAAGTATTACTTATGTAAGCTGTGGAAGTTCCAACAAACGAAGATGTAGTAACCCACGATCCAGATATTTTTGGATGAACAGATGTAGATCCGGTGTATAATTCGTTACCTAGTGGTAATCTAAAAGCTAAATAGTTTGAGTATTCATTTTCTAAACTTGTATAATCTATTGAACTAGGATTCATTGTAAAGTCCTTAAAAGCTTCTACACTGCCTGTTTTAGACCAAAATCTAATTTCTTGAATTGACCCAGAAAATTTTTGATAAGTACTGCTTCCTATAGTTATACTACCCGAAGCAAAGCTAGCGCTGTTACCACTGTATCCTCCATTATTAACACTGTTCGCTGTGACAGATGCTGATGATATGAAGCCCATTTGGTTTCCATCATATCCATCATAATATAGTTTATTTCCGGCATATAATGTATAATCAGTAGTTGATGTTCTATTAATCATTATAGACCACCATCCTTCGTCATAAAAAGGTAAATATATACTAGCTGATGTAGTTGGGGATCCTATTCTAGGGATAAATTCTAAATTAGCATATTGATATGAGGCTGAGTAAGTGGAGCCAGAATATGATGCAGTTGCGTATCCAGATCCTGTATATCTAAGTATTAAAGCAGAAATATCAGAAGATGCTGTGTTTAGGATTAAAATACTTTGAGAATACGGTATACTAGTTGTTGGTAATTCCCCAGGTTTTATTCTAAATTGAATACATTCAGGACGACTATTATCTGCTCCCCAATTAGAATTAAGAACAAAACTAGAAGTAACATAATTAGTCCCATTAGCTAAATACTCATAATTATATTTTTGGTCAAAATAGTCATAAGTAGAAGTATCTTTATCTCTACCTCCAAACTCACTAATTCTTAAAATAGTATCAGGAATACCAAAACAATTTATTAATGCTCTTAAACCAGGTATAGTACCTTTAGTTTTAGCTAAATATGGTAAGTTATGATATAAACGTTTATATGTTTCTTTATTTACATCATCTAAAGGCATTACTGAAGCATCATAAGATGCTGTAATATAATTTTTTATATATTCTTGACCTGATCCCGCTGTTACTGGAGTTGATCCTGTAGTTTCAGGATTTATAGCTCCGTATCCTAAAAACGCTGAGTATAGATCATTAGTTGAGAAATTATTTTGATATAATTTAACTCCAAATGATCTAAGAGCATTAGCTACTAAATCTTTAGAAATACCAGAATCTAATCTATTATCAGCATTGTATCTATTAGTTACGTCTTTATAGTAAATCCAAATATTATCATAAGATTGAGCGACCATCTCTACAAATAATTTATATGGATCGTTTTGTGGATCTTCTTGAATAAAGTTAGGGATTGTATTATATAAATAATCTAAATTAGATTGATCATATATAGAAGCACTTCCTAATATTCCTGTTAAATTATCAGCATCTCCTAGCCAAGATCTTACTTGTGGAGCCCCAGCTGGATATAGAGTATAAGGAACTGTAGAGCCAGATTTAGGATAGGAATAAGATCCAGTATCATAATATAAAAAATATTCATATCCGTCAAAATTTTCAATTATGTTATTGATTTTATTTGTTAGGATAGATATATTACTAGATGTGACTAATGATGTTATTCCATTAAGAACATTAATTTCTTGCTGGTATTGGTCAATTAATTGTTTTTTATAATAAAAATTATTAATTCTAGTTACAGCAGATGAAAAATGTATAAAATTTGAAAAATCAGTATAATCAATTCCAATTTCAATACCAGATGATGATATTAAATTATTTAATTGAGAATATGAAGTTGATAATAAAGAACTAGTAATTAATGATTCATATGTTACATATCCTGTTGAATTATTAGTTTGATCTTTAACATCTAAGTTAAAATTAGGACTATTTAAAGGAAATGTTGTTATTGTTGGAACAATAACTTCTGGTGTAAAGGTTATATTAAATGTTAATTCATTTGCAATTTGAGTAACAACCCATAATGTATCTTTAGTGTTAATATTTAAAGGTAAAGCTTCATATAGATTAATTAAAACATCAAATGTTTCATTATTAACTGCTATGTTATTAGCAATAACTAAATTATTTTCACCAAAATTTAAATAAAAATCTTGGAAATAGTTAGGATTGGAATTTAATTGAGTTTTAAAATTATTAACATCTGTTATAGTAGTGACTTGATCTGTAGTGTATCCTAATATTACTTCTGTTCTATCAGCTGATATTTCTTTAATGTAAAATGATCTATTACTAAAAGAGGTGTTTAACTCGTTTTTTAAAAAATTATAATAAACATTATATTCTCCACTAGTAAATCCATAATTAGCTATATCATTTTCAGGACTAATTATAATATCCCCAATATCATTTGATGTGACTCCACTTTTAGGAAAAGAATATCTATTATAACTATAATCTGTTGTAGTGAATGACTCGTCTAAAGTTTGTATAGTATACTCTATATAGTTTTGAGAAGGATCAAAAATAGATTGTGTTATAGATGGATTTAATAATACTTCATCTGAAGGATTGTATGATGTTGGGGAAAATATTTGAGTAACAATTGTAGCCATCTTATATAGTTGTTGATCCTGAGATTTGGAGATTTAGTATTGTTTGGTTAGCTGCTAATAATTCTTGTTGTAAAGAGGTTATTTCATCTAATAATACTTGGATATCTTCATTTGTATTATCAAAGTTAATATATTCTCCACTACGTTTTACAATGTAAGCATGTGAATTTATATCACCAGCCACCGGAATATCATAAAATAATTTATCATAAAATGTAAAAAATTGCTCCACAGTTATAGTGTCTTCTATAGGTGGTGGGGGAGTATTTTGTGTAAATGTAGTATCAATTACATTTTCATATATACTTCTAGGATATAATGTTTTGTTTAATTGATAATTAGCCATTTATTATTTTAAAATTATAATCATTATCAAATATTAAAGTACTACCATTAATAGTAGTTTTAATTAAAATTGAGTAATATCTTTCAGGTTGTAAACCATTCATATATAAATCAAAATAACTACTTTGATTATCAGCACTTAACTGAGTGAATTGATCATCAAAGTTAACAACATATTCATTAGTATCCAAGTCTTTTATAGCATAATATGAAGCTGTTGGTAAATAATAATTTACAGTATAATAAGAAGACGTCTGCCATACTCTATATGGATATTCAGGTCTACTATTTACTCTAAATCTATTTATACTTTCAGGATAAAATATTCCTGGGTTTTCATTTAATGCTACAGTAGCTGGTAGTTCATTTAAAATGGTTGTTGTAGATGATCCTGTATTAAAAATATAATCTCTCCATTTAATATCTAAACTTGGAGGATATATAGTATGGGTATCTCTTGAAAAATATCTTAAAGTAATATTATAATTAGGGTCATTAATGAATTCTGTTCTCTGTTTAACAATGATTCCATTGTTTTCAATTAAACTACTAGTCCATGCTTTAACTATATTAGTAACATTAGTATTAATATCAAAATCATCGAAGTAAGTAAACGTTATTGATGAAGTCACATATGGTACTATAGATGGATTAGACGACGCAGTATACCAAGTACCCCCACCCTTAGTTGAACCATAAGATGCTGTTACATAAGGAGAAAAACTAGATGTAGTCCAGGCGTTACTACCTGATACTCCTCTATATGTCCAACTTACACCATTTGTATATTCAGGAGAATAAGCAAATTTTCCTGTTCCCATTACCCATGATCCAGATATTGGGTAAAAATCTAAAGTAGTATCTATATTTAAACCATCTCCATAAGCTAAATAATTAGTTAAAGAAGCACTCCATGATGAACCACTAACTTTATTAGTTAATACATCTGTTATTTCTGTAGATGAGAATTGTATTAGGTATCGACTAGCTTGAGGATTACCACTAGTTTGAGCATCTTCAATACTTACATCTAATATTTCATCTAAACCTGTATTTTTAGCAGGATATCTAGAATATATAGTTGCATCTTTGGTGGGGAATAATTTATATATAGCCATATGTTAATAAATATAAAAATTAAAAAGATACAACTTTACCTTTAATATCTTTATTAGGGTATTTTACTTCAAATATCATAGGATCTAAACTTGGATATATAATATTATTTTGGATAGCTCCAGGTATATCATATGAAAAAGCTGAGTATCCTAAAGATATTCCTGAATTGTTAGTTATATTAACTGCTTTGACAGTTTGAACTCCTTCAATTTTATCTAAAAGAATAAATAAATCTTTTAAAATTATAGGTTCATTGATTTGCCATTTATCAATATTAAAATAATCTTGTAAGGCTGTTATACAGTTAGTTAATACTAAATTATTATTATATTGGGGTAAAACAATTATTTCAAAATCTACACCTATGTTAATGATAAAGGCGTCTTTAATTTTAATTGAGTCGTTTATTACTCTATATTGTGAAATATAAGTTGATAAATTTTGTTTTAATGATGGAGAAGAAGTTATTAATTTTTTATCAGCATTATAAGCTAAAATAAACATATTAAGAACTGATGGTGTTTCACCAGGTAATAAACTTGATATTTTTTCTGGTTCGACATATACTTTAGCTATGTTTCCATAATCTGAGGGTAAAGATAAAGCTCTAATTAAATAATCATCTTGGGTTATTGTTCTTTGTTGAGTAATAAATGTACCTAATGATTTTAGACGAATATCTTCATCTGAATCTCCTGGGCCTCCTCCACTAGCTGCTGATGGATTATTTGTTACTATATTATTAAAAACATATTGAGCGGTAACTGCTGATAATCCAGTATTGTTAAAAACAAAATCTGTATTTTTATTAGGAATAACTGATAATGTTCCTGCTGCTACATTGGCTTGTAATCCACCTCCAACTAAATATCTAACTGTTAATGTAGTATTATTAGGAGAGATACCATAAGTATCAGTATATAAAAAGTTAGCAGGTGAAAATGCTGTATTTAGTTTTGATTGTTTATAAGGTAAACCTAAACCTACATTATCTGGATTAGGAATAATCTCTTCATCTGTATTTGAGGTGTTGGTACCTGCTCCAAATTGAATTTGTAATGTTGTTTCATTTATAAAACGAGTTACAAAACGTCGTTGAACTTTTTTAAGTTGAAGTAGATATGGAGTATTACTACTGTCTGAAAATAATGTAGGATTATTTACATTAGTATTTTTTATAGTATCATAAATAGTTTCTTGAGCTAGATATGGTACTTCATACCAAGTGTTCCCATCACTATCTACTATATCTAAGATTCCAATTATATTAGAATTACTTAATTCAACAGTCAAAAATTTCTGAGGAGGACCAAAAGTAAAAGTAGTTGTTTTTATTTCAGCTGAAATTGCTTTTCTTGTTTTCTTTAAAAGATAATAATCAGGAGATGTACTATATAAAGTAGTTTCTGTTGGGTCTGATGAACTAGAGAAACTAAAATCTATTGGATCTTGAATTAAGAAGAAAGAATCTCCAACTGATGGTTTTATTACAGTATTTGGTTTAACTTGTAATGAGTAATTATAATCTGGTGAACCAGCGTTTGAAGGTACTTGTTGATATACATCTATATTCACTGTGGAAACTGAAGTTACTTTAGGTTTGTAACCCATTGTGTAAGCCAAATTATATAAATTATTTTGTTGGCGAGTAAATTGTAAAAATGTCTCTTGAATTTGATTATCTAAATAAAATGATAAAACATCACCTATATACGCAGACATTTCCATGAACATCATTCCTGGTGAAGATGGTGTGAAATCGTTATATACAGTAGAAAAATATGTTTTAGCATAATCTACTAATGATGTTTTAAATTGATTAAAATCCTTATTTATATAATTTATATTTTTCTTTTCGTCGGCCATATTATAATGTTATATTAATTTCAGTGATAGGATTATTATAAACACTGTAATATATTGCTATATTAATTGTATTCATATCATAATCTGGTGTTATTTCTATTTTAGAAAAATTTATACTTGGGAAATTTATTTTCAAATCATCCTGTAATGTGATTTGAAGATTTTGTAATAAATTTGGGGTTATGTTTTCAAATATTGATGCTCTAATATTACTTCCAAATGTGGGGTTGAATACTCTTTCTCCTCTGTCAGTTAAAATATAATTAATGATATTAGATTTAATTTGTTCTTGAGTAGTATAAGTTTGAGTGAACACTTGAGGAGTATTAAAAGGTAAAGATACCCCAATAGCTACTCTTGAGCCAACATCAATAGGATTTTTATTTGGTATTCTATAAGCCATTATCTATTCATTAGTCCCATTATTTGGTCTAAACCTACTTCACCTCCTGGTAAACTTGATCCTTCACCCGCTGTATTTACTGGGGGTGGAGTGTATGCTGGTTGGGCATGTGATGAGTTAGCAGTGACAACAGTGTCAAATTCACCTCCAATCATATTTCTTAAATTGCGTCTAAGATCATGATTTACGGTTGATGTTGTTGGATTAGCAGCCATTACTGGTTGGTTTAAGAATGGGGTGCCAGTGTAAGTTTCCTGTACTACTGTTTTAGGTGATTTAACTGCTTCAAGTAGAATGTCTTTTAATTCTTCTTGAATTGCTTCACGTACTGCTTCTTTGATTAATTTTTTTAAAATATCGATTTTCATATGATTATAAATATTTGATTATTCAGCTGTTAAATTAGGATTTGAATCTATTATAAATTTTAATTGAGAAATTAATACACTTGGGTCAGAGGCAAATGAAGGTTCTGTTTTTAAAACAGGAACACCTTGCTTATTTAATGCTTGAGCAAAACGTTGTATAAATTTACTTTGATTTTTTTCATTTATTTTTACTTCAAGAGTAAATCCTTTATAAGTATTATTTTTACTTTGAGTTGCTGTCACAGTAGCATTTGATAAAGCATTAATTTCATTATTTAACTGTTCTAAATCCATATTTTGATCTACAGCACATTGTGCTAATAGAGTGTCCAATCCATTTAAATAATTAATTATTACACCAAGTAATAAACCAATATTTGCTAATGTGATAGTTAATATATCAACTCCAACATTATTTTTTTTAAGTTGAGATTTTAATAAATCAGTTAAATCTCCAATAAGTTCTATTTGTCCTACAGTTAATGATGGGATTCCAAGTAATTGAATTCCTCCAGCGGGTATAGGAAGTAAAAATATAGTATTTATACCAATATTTAAAGCTTTAACTTGTAACTCTCCTAATTTTAATAATTTAGTTAAGATAGTTATAGAGGAATATAAATTATTTAATTGTTTTACTAATTTATTTCGTTTTTTTATTATCTCATTTATTTTAGAAGAAGAAGGACAACTGTCTGTAAGTGTAGTTTTTCTATTAATAACATTTTGAGCTGCTGTAGTTCCAAATTCTAGTAATAGTCCTATAACAAATGGAATTAGAGTAGCTTTAATAGTTTCTTTTTTATTATTTAATGAGTTAGCTATTTTAGCGTCAAATGGAATTTTTACTTGTTTTCCAGCTATTTGATTTTCTTGCTTAGTTAAATCCTGATTAATTTGAGAAGTTAATTGTTGGATTGGGTTAGGGATAGGTGTTAATGTTATCCTTGGAACATCATATATTTGCTCAGTCTTAGTTTCAGATGTTTGATATACTGATGTGACTGATTTAGTTGTGTATTTTTCTAAAGAGTAATTTAATTGTATATCTTTTATATCTGTAGCTGGGAATTTAAATGAGTATTCCCCGTCTTTATTAGTTCTATCATTTTTAGAGTTTCTAGGAGATACAGTTATAGTTACAGTTACTTTACGTAAGGGTTCTCCGTTTGAGTCTACAACTTTACCTTTTATTATCGCGTATTGTTCTATTTCACTCATTTGGATATTTTTACTTTATTTGATAATAAATTTTTTCCATTAACTACTGCTTGGAGTCTTTGACTTAAAGCTAAAGATGCAGGAGCAGCTACACTAAGTAATGATACTATAGGTACAGCTAAACTATCTGTAGCACTAGAGAATGCTGTATTTAGGGTAGATAAATATTGAGATATTTCTCCTAATAATGAGTTTAGATCCTCTCCTAATACTGCTGATTGTATATTAGTACCTTCAACACCTTGTGATGAACCTAAATATACTTTTGGGGCGGTTAAAGCTATATATTTACTAGCATCAGCATTAACTGAATCATTAGCTGTTAAATGTATTGTTTTATTAGCTCCTAAAATTATAGCGTCATTCTTAGCATTAAATGTTAAACGTCCTGAATTTAAAACTATTTGATTTTTAGAGTATTCTCTAGAATCTTCAGGTGCTTTAGATTTAGCGTAAGAATCAGTTAAATTACTACTAGGTGTGATAGGTAATTTTTGAGTTGTTGTTAACCAAATATCAGATGCGTCTTTATTAATATCTTCAGTTTCAGGAACCCAAGAATCACTAGTATAACTTGCTTGTCCATTTCTAATAATAGTAATAGGATCTCCATTTGTTCCTACACTTGACCACTCATTACTTATAACAGCATTTTTAACTGTAGAACCAAATCTAATAGAATTACCCCATCTACCCTCATAAATAACATCTCCTTCATATGGTAGTAATGGGTGATTATTTATACCAGTTTGTTCATCAAAAGTAGAACCTAAATTTATTTCAGTACTATTATCTTCAGGACGTCTAACTTGTCCAGCAAATGATGAAGCATAATCACCAATTTGATTAGAGTCATTAGCAGTATTATCTTCTTCAGGTAACGCGTTATGGAATTGACTATTCCAAATATTTAATGGTGGGAAATAATACCAACCATTATTAGTAGGTCTCCCAGTTAGAATATCATTTGTTGGTAATTGTACAATATAAACAATCTCATTTATTAATGGATAATGTTTTATATTAGGAAATAATGGTAAAGCATATGTTGATGGATTATATTCTGTGACTCCATCTTTATCTAATTTTTTACCTATTGGAGACCAAAATATAGTACCTATACTATTCCACTCTCCAAATTGTCTAAATATCTCTTGATCAGAATCATCTAATATAATTTTCTTAACTCGAGCTACATTTATTAAAGGAGCATTAGTTGAAGAATTTAAAGAACTATAATTGGATACTGAGGAGTAGGTCTCATTAATACCTTGAGCCCCAAATTTAAAATCAGGCATTTATTCTCCTCCTTTAAATTTATCTAATTCAGCTAATAGTTGTGTTTTTTCTTCTTCAGAGATACCAAATCCACCATCACCATTAGATGAGGCATTATTAACCATACGTTGGACAATAGTAGCCATTTTAATTAGTTGTTCATCATTTTTAACACTTATTTCTAAGTATTCTTTAATTAGAGGAACAATTAAAGTAGCATCACCTATCTCATGGACAAGAGGTTTTAATTCTGCTATTAAAGCAGATATTTGTTTATCTTTTTTCTTTTGGTTGTTATATATTTCCTCTAAAATATCAGAAAATTTTTTACCACCAAATACTACATTATCTAAGCCTTCCATAATATTTATTTTTTATAAATATGGACATTAGAAATCTGTATGTCCATTTTCTAGATAATAGAAATAATGTTGTTTAAATATATCATATAGTCTATCGGCTATCTTAGTGATTTTAGGAGTTTTAGCATCAATAATTTCACGAATATATATATACAATGCCTTCTTATTAAAGACGTCTATACTCTCACGTTTACGGAATAACTCTAGAATAGCATCTGCTATTTGAGCATCTGTCTTTTTAGGGAATAATTCATTAATATTATCTGTACAATAAATTACATATTGATCTATAAAATGAATTAATTTATCATTTTCAGAACCCTCATCTATCCGATATGAAAATGATTCATTAGATTCAATCTCACTAACAGGTGCTTTTTCAACTCGTTTTTTATAATTTTTATTATTACTATTAATTAAATAACGTTTAGCAATTGTTCCAAAGTAAGAATATGCTTTAGCACCTTTACTTGGGTCAAATAAATGTAATTTAGTGAGTAAGAATGTAATTACCTCATGTTGTAAATCTTCAATATTATCTACTTCAGTATAATAAAATTTAAAAGTATGGATAATATTTTCTGTTAACTTAAAAAAAGCATAATGGATACGAGTTCTATATAGAATATCTCGTTCTGTTTGATCTGTAAGGCCATTATATAATACAATTGCATCCTCAGTATCTTGAGTAAAATATTGAGTATTCTTTTTTTCTTTCACCTCAATCATAAATTTTTAACTTTAAATTGATTTAAAGTACTTTGTATTTGTTTAATTTCTTCAAAGAAAAAACCTACTTCATCGTCTGTTTTAAATGAACCCTTATGATCTACTTCCTTTAATTTCTTATCTGAGAATTCAATTATATCTGAGATCTTGTTCAAGTATGATAAATAAGAAGCTAGAATTGTAGCTTGATTATTCATAGCATCCTCTTGTTTTTCGAGTTTCCTAAGAAGATTAAAGGTCGTGTATCCTAAGATCACGACCATTAAACCTAATATTATTACTAATGTCATCATAAATTATCTAGTAAATTCATCAGGCCTTCACTTTTAACTGAACCTAATGCTTTAGTTTTAATTGTTGGTTTCTTTTCAGTTACTTTAAAATTATCTGTTTTCTTTTTAGCTTCACCTTTAAATTTAGGATTCCATTCACGTTCAAACTCAATACGAGCAGCCATTAAATCAGCCTGGTGGATGATGTAAATTAATGAGGTACGAGGTTTAGTTTCTGGTGACCAAGACATTAAATAAGGCTTATTAGAGTCATCATATAAACCATCATGTAATTTAATAGCTAACCACTCGTTTTTAGACACTGGGATACCGTGAGAAGATAATAAATGTAAACTGCGATCTGGTACTGGCATAAATTCTAAGCGATCGTTAAATTTATAATCTTCGCCTAATTTATCTCGTCTCCATTGATCGTCCTGAGGGATGTATGCTTCATGTTGTTCATTCCCCATTTTACCTAGATCATGATTTAAAGCTGCAAATACTAATTCTTCTTTAGTGTAAGTAGAATCATCTACTCCCATTGCTACCCAAACATCATTTAATTTAAGAGCACAATCTACTACTCGTAATACATGATCTACATAACCACCTGGGAAAGCATTATGATATTCCTTTTTATGAGCAGCAGGCATCAACATAATACGTTCTGAGTATTCAGAATAAAATTCTAATAATTGTGAACGACGTGGATCACTTATATATGAGTGAATTGTTTCCTCAAAATCTATCCAGTTTTGTTGGATTTGTTCTGCTGTTAATTTCATATTAGTTATATTCTGTTGGTTCGGCTTCAATAAATCCACGAGTTTGATCTACTACTTCTCTTAGTGTTTCTAAAAGTTTAATATAATCTTCAATTGGTTGTTGCTGTTTAACAGTAAAGTTAAGTTGATTTGCAATCCCATCAATTTTATCTAATTGATGCATTACGTTGTTCTTGTTTTTCATATTTTATTTATTAATTGGTTACATAGGTTACCATCTTTTCTCATAACCCGTAATCATACTATACACATGAAAGAGTTAAAGTCCAAATTACTTTTAAGAAAAGGAGACTGTGTCTAGAATTTTTTTAAGGAATGCACATTTTTCATATTCCTCCATATCTTCATAATAATGAAGACACATATTTAGTGCTTGAATAAATTTATCATCCGCGTAAGTCTGTATGATTTCTACGTGAAAACTGTTGGTTAAATCAATTTTCGCCAGATGATCATATGCTCGCCAATAAACCATATGAACGCCGGCTTTCTCCATTTTCTCAACATCTAAATTCACGCCAGAAGAACGCATGAACTGAAATAATTGCTCGCTAAATGTGCTGTAGTTTATAATTAATTTCTTAAATAACCCCATATAGATATATGGGTGATCTACTAATTCAGCATTATTAGCTATATTTCTTTCCTCGGGAGTAGGATCCTCATCAGATTGAAATAGACTAAATAATTTATTTAAATTCATCATATATAAATATATATAAAAAAGAAAGAGCGACAAGTCGCTCTAAACATTTAGCCACAAGCGCTATTTGTACTCAAGATTGGACTTGCACCAATATGTTCTTTCGAACTCGTTTCCTTAGCGTCTTCTATCGGGTTTACCATGGTAACCTCACTTTCGCCACTTGAGTATATTCCCCATCTTGAGATTATAGATGAGTAGTTATATCGGTTTTTTTCCTATTGATAAAAACCTGCTGGGCATCCCCTATGAAAAAAGTCACACTACGAAGGAGGAGCGTGATTACTACCTTTTACCCTAAGAGTCGGCATTCCGCTGTCCGGCTCGAGCGAGTCCATTGTTAAATGAGTCTTGGACCAAAGACTGCTAAGTATCCCTTACTTATTGTAGCGGGGGCAAGACTCGAACTTGCGACCTTCAGCTTATGAGACTGACGAGCTACCAACTGCTACCACCCCGCTATATATTATCTTTTAATTGTTCAAACCTTACACAAGTTAAATAGTAATTAACTAAATGTTCTTTAGTAACTTCATATCCTTGGTTTGCAGGTGAATTTACTACATTCCACATTTCATCCAAGGCTTTTTTATCTAACTGTTCTAACTTTAACTCTTTAATTAAAAGTTGTTTTAATTCTTCTTTGTCTCGGCACATACTTTCATACATATATACGTATCTACTTCTCTTTGCGATTATTCCACCAAACATAAGCTACTAAAAATACTACATAAGCAATACCAATGCCTATAACTAGTGGATTTTCTACGGGTTCACCCGTTGGACTAACTAATACCATAACTTTTATTTTTTAGTGCTTTTTATTTCGTAATAATAATTGTTTGAATCCTCGGAAACCCATTTATCCGATTGTGCTTCAACAGATTCTATGTGAGTATCAACTTTTAAAGTTGATGGTTCCATTGGAAATGGTTTTGTTACCCAATTTGAGTCTTTCCAATAAATTCTATTGTTTGGTTGGCACAATAAATAACCATCGTCTGCGATTAATATATGACCACATTTATAATCTGATGGTTCGTCTGAGTATGGATTTTTATACCAATCAACAGTCATTAAATATGTTGCCCATATTTTTGAACCGTCTTTTAAAGCGACTTGGCATCGTTTCTCATACAAATAATCGTATGTAATAACTGATACATTTTCAGAGAAACAATCCCATAATTGTTTAAAATCAAATGGGATATCATTTTTTGGTATTTCCATAAATATTTCCGAGATAGGAACTCTTGAACGGAGCATACCGTAATCGGTCATTACGTGGAATGTTAATATTTTACCTGCTAGTGATTGCACAGCAAAAGCATATGCTTTATGGTATGTATTATAATCTTTTTCATTTTTAGTAAAATGTGATGCTCTCACATAGCATTTAAATAATTCAATGTTTTCGTTTAATTTTGACATATTTTTATTTTTTAGTAGTCAGGACAGGATTCGAACCTATATCTCCTATACCAATATAAGGCGTTACCAATTACGCCACCTGACTATGTGCCTTTTTAGACCTAAAGAAGGCTAACTTTATCATTACTGAACGCAGAAGTTCTTACGGTTTTTTGCGTGGTACATTTTGCCTTTTTGAACGACGTCGAGAAGGCTAACTCTATCTCCTATACGATGAGAACAGTGATTTGAGCTTGAATCAGAGGCTTACTGTGTTTTACGATCCCCTCGCGAGCGGGGCTTATGCTATCATATCTAAACTATATTCTGAAATAACATATTCTGCACCATCATATTCTTCAATTCTAAATTTAGTACCTTCGGGTAACCATTGGACTTTTAAATTTTCAACTCCACCTAAATATATATGTTCTGCTTCTTCTTTATCAAGCAGTTCATTTAATATTGCGGCTACGTTTTCTCGATTGTGTTGTTTACTTTCAACTAATTCTATTAGTTTAGGGTGAAAAATCAATATTTCTCTATTGTCTCCCCAATGCCATGTTGACCAACCGGCTCCATAACCGTTTGAAATTATCACTGCTACGTGACCGTCTCTAATTACTTTTTCCATAGTTATTTTATTAGTTTTATTAAATCTTCAATTGTTTTTACTCCTTGAGCTGTATTATCCATTGGGATCACCTCAAGCTCTAACGGAAGCAGCTCGGCAATCTGGTTTGTAAAATATACATCTACATTTCCATTTCCTACTCCTACCCTTCTTGCTATCTCAACTACTTCATCTGTTGATGGGATTCTTACCCCGAATGTTGTACTCATATCTTTTCTATTTCTTTTTTAACTTCTTCCCAATAAGATTTAGCCATTCTCCAATCACCACTATCAGACATTATACCCATAGACAATATCTCATTTACTGCTATCAATGCACATTGTTTTGATAACAAGGATATTGTAATTTCTTCCGAAATATCAGAATCTGTTTTTAGCAACATAACATAGTATCTACTAAATAATTCATTTGCTTTTTCTTTTGGTGTCATAACCTTTATTTTATGCGGTAAATATACGTATATACTTTGTCGATGCCAAACTTTTTTGCAAGAAGAGAAACTTTAATTTTCATATTTTTTTGCCAAAAGGGGTAATTCGAAATTCCATGTTGCGTTGTTGGGATATACGTATATACGCTCGGCCGGCGTTATACGTTTACGAGTTGAAGGTGCGGGTAGTACCATCAAAGGATACGGATACACGTACATGGACAGTAACGCGTACGGGAGATACACTGCCGTATTACTATATATGTACGGCATACGTACGGCATATATATACGCATACTCCCCTAAAAAAAGACACCCACCGTAAAATGTGGTGGGTGTTTAAAATATTAACGTAAGCGCGCATTTACTCGCATTAAACATGTTTTCCACAACCCCATGCGATTTAACATAGACATTGGGTTAAACGCGTTTATTTAACGATTTACCGTTAGTAACCAAAGCATTGCTAAACACCAAGCACTAAGCAAACTAATTGTTGTAACTACAAACTTAATGTGATCTAAAATACTGGTTTTTGTTTTCATGTGTTTTAAGGTTTTAATTGTTATGCTGTAAATATATAATTTAATTTTTAACTAACCAAATATAAAATAAAAAAAGGATACATTAATTAAAATATATCCTTTAATTTAACAACTACACTTCAACTAACTAAAAATCATAACACATAAAATATACTTTCTTACCTTCAATTACTTCCATTCCTACACTTACATCTTCATCATCAACTTCATACTCATACAAATTACAACCAAACACTACACCTTCACCTTTTTCATTACAACCAATAAAACCTCCAAACTTATCATCCTCAAAACTAACAACTTTATCTACATCATCCTCATCACACTCAAAAACATCAACTAATAAATCTTTTATCTCATTAACATTCTCATCTAAAAACTTCTTAAATTCAATTACTTTTTTCATATTATTTATTTTAATTATTTCTGTAAATATACAATTTAATTTTTAATTAAACAAATAAAATAATATATTTTTTTAGATAATATTTTTTAAACAAATAAAGGGTAACCTAAGTCACCCTTTAATCTGATCATTTTTAACCCCTTAAATCTGATCACTTTAATACCAAACTTCATCTATTTTACTTTCAGACTCAAACACAATAAAATTATTAAATAAATAACCTCTAACAGTTTCAAATGAATCACCATTCAACAAATCAACCTCAAACATTTCATTGATCAACTCATTTAAGTCACTTACAATAAAATAATCACTACTGTCTTCTTTACTAATCACAACAAAATTTTTCATATGTTTTATTTTTTTAATTATGTTTTAAATATACGAATACTGTTTTAAATAACCAAATAAAATATTAAAGTAGGTTTATTTAACCCACTCTAAAATCTCATTAAAACCTTCTTCATTATTCTCTAAATCCTCTTTACAATCAAATGTAAACATATCATTTAAACCTTCATTATCAGTAAATAATACATCATCTTCATTTAATACTCTCTCAATTAACTTAATTTCATTTTCAGTTAAAGGTTGATCAAAAATTGTTTTAACATAACCGTAAACTGAATCATAAACAAATCCAGTAACTTCATTTTTTAATTTTACCATTTTATTTGTGTTTTAATTATTGCTGTAAATATACAACCACAATCTCAAACAACCAAACAAAACATTAATTTTTATAATACCATCTTTCAACGTTGTATTTTGCTACCTCATTACTCTCAGCTAATAACTGATATTCTGATCCCACTGTCGAGTGCACCTGCCCCAGATCCGGGGTTGCTGTCAGAGTTAAGCCGAGCATCCTAGCGAACTCATCATTTGATTGATCCACCTGCTCTTGGGTTGCAGACGGTAACCCGCAATATCTGGCTTCCGCTACCTCACTCACAAACATACCTGAGTACAGACCGTTCAGATTGTGCTTATCAATAAACTGATCGGCGTTACACCAGATGTAAATACATTCCTTGGTCGTTAGCACATCAACGTGTTGGGATCCAATTGCAAACAACCCCACCCCGATCCCAGACACATTAAATAAGCCAGACGGTGACCCATGCCCAAGCATTATTATTCGATCATTTGCTCTGATCACACTCATCAGTGTTTCATCGGTGATGTTCTTAGTGATCACCGTAGCCCCAGGTATGTTCTGATAGATCGGTCTGAGGAAATCGGTTGATCGATCGTCTGGGTGTACTACAAGCGTCTTCATTTGTTGTTGATGTATTCGATCACCATTGCTATTACACCCACTATTCCTAATATCACCATTGCTGCTGCGAATGGGATCCATAGTGGACTTGTTACCCACCACCAGCTCCAGTCGATGGTGCCTGTTAATTTTAAAACTAGGAATACAATGAATAAGATCATCCCGATCCCTATTCCGTTTGATCTGCTTTCGTTTGCCATATATTTATTTAATTTAATTCGTGTTGTCTGTCTAATAATTCTGCTTTAACCGTATACTTGATCTTATTGGCTAGCGCCACAAATTGAGCTGCCATATTCACCATGATCATATCGTCTTCGCCTGGTTCTTTACCCAGTACCTCTAATTCCTCACCCATCAGCTTTATCTGGTTCTTCACCTCAGCAATCTCGGCTTCCGTCTGATCCAATATCGCTTGCAATTGGTAGGTAAATAATGTTTCAATGTTTTCAAATTCAACTTTCATGTGTTTATGGTTTTTAATTATGGGGTAAATATACGCTCAAACATTCTGGACTCCAAACAAGAGTGGGAGCATTTGCTCCCGATCTCTCTATAATTAAAACACACATGAAAATTAACACTCAATATTCAAATACCCTATAATACTGCCTATTTCATCTGCTACTGAATCAGAATCCACATTCACATAATCATCGATTTCACTGATCATGCATTCAACAATATCATCACTATTCAAGGTGGTTTCGATCTGGTTGTTGTAATTCAACTCTAAACTAATAAAATCACCGTCCTCTAAATTAGTATTTGTAACTGCCTCCTTACATACATCTACTGTTCGCCTTACCAGCTCTGTAGCGATCGCAATCACCTGCTCTTCAGTGAATGTAAGTTTAACTACTGTTCGATTTGTAAGTGTAACCTTTTGGGGCGTTTCTGTTTCTGGTTCATCACATCCACACCCACATACACCATCACATTCTACTTCTGGCTGCGCTTGTGCTTTTAAAACATCTAATTTGTCTTGGATTTCCATCAACTGTTCCATTACTGTTTTCATGTTATTTAATTTTTTTAATTATTATGCTGTAAATATACGACTGAATTTTTCAACTGCCAAAGAAAAAGGTGGAAGCTTTCGCTTCCACCTCTTCATAATTAAAACACACACATTATTCTGGCTCACCTTCGAAGTCAGCTTCATTTGCTTCTGAATAGCTGTATTCTACTTGATTCAAGCCGATTCTGAATTGAATCGAATTGCTCGTATCACAATCTCTGTTCTTGCTGAATGCTAATGTTCTGGTATCTCCGTCTTTCTCTTTCTTGATCGAGCACATTGCATCAGTCATGTGTTTTAATCTGTTTGATCCACTGAAATCACCTGATTTAGTTACTTGCTGAATGTTGATGAATGCAGTGTACATGTTCTCGTCGTTGCCTCCTTTCTTGTGTCTGGTCTGCAAGTCTAGAAACCACAATTCAGCTGCACTCTCTGTTGTGCGGTAAGCGTCTTTGTACATGTCAACCACTTCTGCTACTGAGTCAATTGCAATGATCTCGTATCCTTCTTGAAACGCATGCTCAAGTGCTTCTTTGACACTCGTAGCATAGTTCTTTAAAAACAAGGTAGGCACGTTTGCAATATTAGGCATGCGACGACAGTACTTGTAGTAACCGATCTCGTCCATTTCTCCTGACACAAACAACGTCTTATAACCTTGTCTAGTCCACTTGGACATCATGTCCAATACTATTGTTGTTTTTCCTGATCCGGGTCCACCGCAAATGATCATGTTGGTTGCTGGCATCAAGCCTCGGTTGGTGCTCAAGATATCGTCTATGATCGTATCCGTTCTCATTGGACGGAAGATCGATTCATCAAACGTCAATTCTGCTCCTGTTACAATTCTCATTGCTGTTGGATCAAATGTGCTTACTGCAGCTGGTGCTGTTTGCTTGTTTGCACTGGCTGGTCTGCCTCTTCTTTTAATTACTAAATTACTCATGTGTTTTGTGTTTTTATTATTTTGTAAATATACGAACGAATTCTGCTAACGCCAAAAAAAGAGCGACTCTTTCGAATCGCTCTTAAAACACACATGGTCTCGACCTACATTTAGGCCATTTTGCTAAGCTTCTTGCGCTTGCTAGAGATTGAATACATAGCGTTAGCTACATCTTCTGTTACGGTGCGACGTCCGTTTGTCATGTTTGACACGTGGCTCACTGAGTAGCCTGTCATCTCTGCAATACGGTTGGTGTCACCACTTTGCTTACGGGCATTCCAAAATGCCATTTTTGCTGTACGATTTAAACGCATAACTTTTATTTATTTAATTATTAATTATATCCAATATAATAAACCTATTTTAAAGGCCAACTTATTTTTCAAATAAAACCCAGACTGATCAGGTCTGGGTCTAGTTAATGGGTGCTTTGCATCGCTTGAATCCCGTGAGTGAGTTTTTATTTAGTCTAACCGGCATACGTTCCGGCAGATAGAGCCTTGCCTAAGGGCCTCCCTCATTATATTTGATTAGGTGGGACGCTCATCTCCACTGTCTGCATTCCTTTAAGGCATGACCTTAACTGCTCTAATCATTTGTACCGAAGGCGGGAATCGAACCCGCACTGCTGTTTCTAGCAACAGGATTTTAAGTCCTGCGTGTCTACCAGTTCCACCACTTCGGCTTTTTAAAAGGGTGAGTGCCGTCGCACCCACCCCTGGGTTACCTTACCGGTTAGGCTTCCACTACACTATCTTCTACGGTTTCTGTTTTTGGTTTCGCTGGGCGTCCACGCTTAACTACTCCACCATTTGCTTCTTTTCGAGCTGCTTGTGCTGCTAAACGTGCTTGACGTGCGCTACCTGCCACTACTGGGCGTCCTTTTGTTTTGTTTTCTGTGCTCATAACCTTTATTTTTATTTGTTATTAATTATTATGCTTTAAATATACGACCTGTTTTTCCTAGAGGCACGTTTTTTCTCACTTTTCTTCTTTTTCTTCTTCTACTTCCCACTCACCGTCACCTTCTTCAACCCATCTCATTGTAGCCGTTTCCTCTGCATCACCATCCATCACTATTTCTAGTGCTTGTTCTTCATTCTCAGCCTCAACATAGTAGGTATACTCTATGGTTGCTGGTATTGTTTCTGTAACGATAAATTTTTTCATGTGTTTAATTATTATGAGGTAAATATACGAACTCCTCTGAGTAAACCCACCCGCTCTCTTTAAGCAGGTGGGTTGTCGACTTTGATTATGAGCTCGTTTTACTCTCCTGTTTCCGCACTTATCTGAGCTAAATATCTCTCGGCTTGAGTCCAATTCTGAAACCAAGGGTTGTCTGCATAGCGGTTTATATCTACTGTCAATTTTATTTGACCTGGGAAGTTGTGGTCGATAGCTCTTAACACTGGGTGTACTAGTTCTGGTTTAACATACATCCAAAACTGTCCGCTTTCACTGTCGTACTGTACTCCTTCACCTGGCTTAAAAAACATCTTAAGTGTGTCTTCCATGTCGTAATGGGACAAATCACCTTTAGCACATCCAGATAAACAGATTGATAGTTTTTCGCTGTCTGGGATCAATTCTTGGATCCTCTTGTCCGCATACTCCCGGAAATTAGCATATTCTTCTCTTTCTTCCTGAGTTGCTTCTGCTTCTTTTCCATAGACAGCCTTCCAGTTGTGGGCTGTTGTAGCCATTAACTCTGCTACTTCTTTTTTGATTTCTTTTGTGCTCATATGTTTTAATTTATGCGGTAACGATACGAATAAAATTTTAATTTTCCAAATAAATTTTTGTTCTTTTTGCCTGTTTTTTTAAAAATGCCCCTCCCCGGGCCCAAAAGACCTAATTTTTTATTTAATATACAAACAAAAACACAAAAAGGCACGCACTTTTGCATACCTTTGTGAAAATATGTGGTGTTCGTAACGTATATACTTTGTCGACGAGAGAGGGGGGAAGGGGCGGGGCATGGGGTTACCCTGTCCCACCACTCCATTACACCCACATCTCACACCCTGTCACATACACTATTCTGTCCCGTCTAGCCGTTCTCTCTAGACCACATACGTAAATAAAGCGGGTCACACTTGCGTATGACCCTGCTTGTTCTCTTTAGCTAACCTTTCTGTTCTCTCTATCTGCTCTCTTTGCTTGTTCTTTCTGCTCCCTCTACCTGTTCCTCCTACACCCATATTTATAGGTATAACCCTTAAAACAAAACACAATGGCAATTCCAAACAATGCAGCAGCAACTCCTTATTTTTTCGTAGACGGTCTTGATCGTTTAGGCGAAACAGCAGATCGTGTAAACGAAATCGGTATCTATTTAGCTTCAAGCTCTATTTACCAATCAAACGTAGCTAACTTTGGCTCAGTAATTACTTTAACTCCAATGGATCCACTTCCAACGGGCGTTGTAACAGGTTCAGTCGCTATGTCAGGTAGCGCAGCTAACCTTAAGATGTTCGTTTATGGATTTGGAGCAGCAGGTTCAACTTCTAACGTTAGTGGATGGAGAAGCGTTACACCGACTGCTTAATTCTATTTTTATCTATTTATCTATTTAGATAAACGAGAAGGCGAGATTTTATTCTCGCCTTTATTTTTTTCTTCCACGTTGTTGTTTTTGTTATCGTCGTCGTTACTGGAATTTTATTTATAGTCTCCCCATTCATCTTCACTTCCAAAATCACGTTTTACTTTTTCATTGATAGCATCGGCAATGAATTTACCTACTTCATCTTGAAATACTCCTGCTTCCGCTTCAGTTTTAAACTCTTGTTGTAATGCACCCCAACCTCTAACTTCACCAATCAATTGGTTTCCATCATCATGATTAGCCCATAAGTATTGTCCATAGTCATCGTAATGAACATTTTGTAACCATTGTTTAATTGTCATTGTTACCTCCGTATGTTTGTTTGTAAGTCTCATTTGATACACTACTTAATGTCTCATAAACTTGATTATAACGATTTACAAAAACCTCTTGTGAAAATTCGATCATCTGCTCACGTTCCATTTCAAGTGCTTGCTTAATAATTTTTTCTTTAGCAATCGTGTATCCATTTTTTTCTAATGGGTTATATTTAATGTTTTCACATTGTTGAATATACCATTGTAATGCTGTTTGTTTACTCATTGTTACCTCCCAACGCACGTATAGCTTTAAAATCTGTTACTACTTCGGTAAGCAAAATTTTCATATGATTCATCGTATCTAATGTATCTTTATCCATTAAATGTTTTGATTGTTCAACTGCTTTGTTTAAGTAGTCTAATTTTGCTTCGTATTTTTCAATTATTTCATTCATAATCCTAAATTTTCTTTAATTAGATTATCATAATGTGTATACAAGTGTTTCATTGCTTTTAACACCCCATCATCACCTTTATGAATTAGTATTTGTTGAGCCATAGCTCCTCTATACCTTATCAATACTTCTATCCGTTCAATCATTTGTTGGCGTTCTTCTTTATTATCATATTTACTTAATTCAGAAGCGTATTCGTATTGTTTTATTTCTTGTTCGTCCATCATATGTAAATTTCTTGTTTTGTATAAACCTAATTTTTCATCCTGGCCCATCATTTCAATTATGAGCTGTTTTTGTAATTCCTTGGATACTGTGATTGTATCATTACGATCATTTTCCACTTCATATTTTGTTGTTGGATAAAAGTCTACACAATATACTTTAATTTCTTCTAACTCTGTACCTCCATTGAAATCATCTGCTTCGTATTTAAAATAACCTTCATAATCATCTGGGTATTTACTTTCATAGGGTATCCATTCAAGTTGATCTTTACCAGCACCAAAATACTCATCTATACCTAATTTTAAATCATCAAATGTATGAGCGGTTACTATTGGCTTTCCATAGTGTGATAGTGCTACATATGTTACTCTTATATATGATCTTTTCATAACCAATTTTTATCTTTTAAATAAGTTAAAAATGCTTTTAATTGTCCTAATCCATTTGGACCTATACTTTCTATTGTTCCCTCATCATCATCTAACGCTTCAGGGTCATTATCTAATATACCTTTAAACCAATTTGGATTGTCCCAAAGCTCTGTTTTCCATGGTTTAACTCGTTTGTCAGTGAACTCAATATCAACTGAATCAAAAAACGTTTCACCTTCATCTTTACTTAACTTAATAGCTTCAAAACAAAAATCTGTAGATTCATAAGTATATGATTTACTACTAGTTACATTAATATCACTGATTTCATATTTAGGTGTTTCTGGTTTTTCTCGTTTATACCAAACACCATTTATTTGTATTCTATCTTCCATAGTTATTTATCTTTTGGTTTTGTTTTAGTTGATCCGTCTAACCAAAATTGATTGTCCTCATCTTTCATGGGTGCGTCTTGAAGCCAATCATAAAACTCATCTGCTACTTCAAGTAATGCACCTGGGTATTTTGCTTTTCTTGCTTCAATAGCCATCTGTAAGGCTACTTGTCTGTTGGTATAAAATTTAATGTTGCTCATTTTGTGCTGGGTTTATAAGACTGTTTGTAAAACTATTATAATCTAATACTGCTTGTTGTAAAGTAGCTTCTAATGTCGCTGTATAAGTCGTAACTGTGGGCTCTTCCACTATCATATCCATTGGCTCTTCTAAACTAATACTTTTACTTAACTCTTCTTTTACTTGCCACTGCTCAGGTGTAATATCATAATTAGAGGATGTTGTTTTAAATTCATTGAAAATCAACTTCATAATAAACTCAGGCAACTCCGCCTCATATGAATCAATTCGAGTATCAATTTCATTCCAAAATGATAATTCAGGCTCATTATATGGATCCGTATTTTTAAACGCTGCTACCTTTTGACCTGTTTTTTTATTGATAGTGTAAATTAAAATACCTCGTCTTGTGTATCTGTAGAATTGATATTCCTCATTAGTACTAGCGGTACACCACTTAGTTCCTGCTCCATACTTAACAGATGACTCCCTAGTTAATGGACGTAATACCAACCATTCATCATCTTCATACATTTTATGGACTTGCTTGATTAACTCCTTATTTAACAATCTAACCTCAGCGATTGATATCTGTCTTACAATGTCTTCTATACGTTTATATGAAGTTAAATCTTTATTATCAATCAAACCTCGTTCATTATACTCAATGAATTTTCTTAAATTATTATTCTCTCTCAAACTATAAGGTACCATACCTATTAAGTTTTGAATAACCCATACCTTATGGTTAGACAACTGTCTTAGTTTATCTAATGGGGTCCCAAACATATTATTGATATACTTGATGGTATCCTCATACTCTCCATTTGACATAGCGTTTTTTGGGTTATATTTAGTAAGATTAACTACCATTTCAGTATATTTACTTTTAGGCATTAACAAATCGATTACATCAATCAAAGACATATCCAATTGTTGGTTTTGGTATTTTAATATATCTATTTTACTCATAATTCGCTTATTAAATGATAAACTCGATTTAACATTTCACCTCGTTTTACTCTCAACTCCATTCGATATGGTTCTTCATTCAATTTTATATCCATAAACTGGAGTTGTTTACCTAACATTTTCAATTTTTCAATTGTTGTACCTTCAATTTCACCTTCAATTTCAACTATTTGAGGTGCAACTTCAAGTTTAATTGCTGGCTTACGGCCGCGTTTTTTAGGTTGTGTTGTTTCAATCATACCGTAAAGATACGAACGAGGAAGCAAAAAGCCAAGCATTTGCTTGGCTCTTTTAATAAATCCCTAAATTACTTTTATTCAGCAGGTGTGTCTTCAGACTTCTTCTTATGAGAGAATTTATCTAAAGTATCTGCACCCATACCAATTGCAGTAATAATTAAAACAGCATCAACTAAATTATCAGCCGGAGCAAAGTCCGAGTGAGAGAATGAGTTGATAGTCATAGTAACACTTAAGAATAAGGCGCCTAATAAAGCGATAACTGGCTTAACTGATATTGAACCACGCTCGTCCTTAAATAAATCAATAACCCATTGTTTGAAATTCATCATAATTGTGTGTTTTAATTGGTTTGTTATAAATATAGAAAGAGCCGACTAACGTCGGCTCAATCCTCTATTTATCTGGGTGGCGTGTTAATTTACTGCATACTCATTAGCCAACTCAAACAACTTAGCATTCAACTCGATATCTTGCTTAAAGTTCTTGATTTTACGAGCTTTTCTCATTTTAGTTCCAGTTTGATAATTGAACATCCCATGCATCAATTTCTCTTGAACTACATTGAATACACTCCACAAATCACTACCTCTATCTTCATCACGTGTTGGTGTAATCAACTCTCTCAAATCAATTGTAATGTTTTGAGTCTGCTCAGCTCCAAAACGAACCTCTAATGCTTTCTGAGCAAAATCAAGCATTTGTTCCTGACCTAATTGAGTTTGTTTGAAACGATTCATTGAGGCAACAGTTAACGGCAATGCTTCAACCATACCTGTGATTACCTGTTGTAATTTTCCAAAATCGTAACCAAAGTGACGGATTTTCATGTTTTCAAACTCTTGAGTTGAAATCACTAACCCATTCTCACAAACCATTCTAAACAAACCAGCTGTAAATGTAAATGAATTCTTACCATCGTGACTGTTTGTTAATAAGATTTGTGGGAACACATCATCACCATCTTCACCCTCAATGAACAAATCATTGTTACGGAACACTACTAAGTGTTTTTGGAAACCCTCACCTTTGCGAGCGCGTACCTGTTTAGCATCAACTACACCCCAACCTAACGCTTCCATGTCCTGGATAATTCGGTCTGTTGGAATATGTGAATACTTTTCACTTGTGTCTGGAGCACCTGTAGTTGTGTAAACTGAACTTGCTCTTTCTTTAATCTCAGCTCTACCGAGAAATGTTGTGTTGCTTAAATCTAGTGGCATAATCTTTATTTTTTATTATTATTATGTTGTAAATATACGAACGTACTTCCCAGGAAGCACGCTTACTCGTAAGACTCTCGATCTATTTTGATTACATATGGAAATCTAGGTACTGGTGAATCGCCTGGTGTTAGGTTAAAGTACTTAACTGTTGCTGATTTACCAATCAAATTAACTCTGTCAATCCACATCGCAGTACACTCCTCCCAATTGAATTTAGGTGAGGCATTAAATCGTTTTCCATCTTTATTTTCAAATACAAACGAGCCTACCATTCCTGTTTTATTACCCTCACCCTCAACTACATCTAAAATAGTGTACTCTTCATCAATGAATGATTTGTATTTGAGCAATGACTTAGAGCGTTTTGATTCATATTTTTTATTTAAACGAACCATCAAACCCTCATATCCCTCACTAACATAGTCAGCATACCACTTATCAACCCACTCAGCATCGTGGACATGACTTGTTCTTACCAATACACAACACTCAGGTAAAGACATTTTATTTAAAGTACTATATCGCTCACTAAACACATCATCATGACTAGGTAAATCATAAATGTGATATTGAATTGATTCTTTACTTTTATCTAAATCATCACTTGTTGGTTTGGTTTTCTTAACCAATGAACAAATAGCATTGAAGTCATTTGCGAACTTATCAGCATACAACTCACCATCAAAAATCAAATCTGGGTTGGTTTCAAATAATGGTTTTAATGCTTTATAAATGTGAGGTGCTGAGATGATTTTCTTACCATTTCGACTCCACATACCATCTGCTCTAACAATACATCTGATACCATCTAGTTTAGGTTGGCTGTAAACTGGGTACTCGATTTTATCTTTATAGTCTTCAAATTTATGAGCTAACATTGGATTGAAGAACTTAGGTGTGTCAATATCATCTATTGATTCATAACTACCTAATTCCACTTTCTTAGTCCACATCGCTTGGGCTTCAGCTAATGCTTGTTGTTCAGGTGTGGTTTCGTTTTTCTTACCTACATTTTTACCTGAGCAGCAGGTCCATTCAGAAGTTGTTTTAACTCCATCTGTATAACCAGATATTGTTCTAAAACAATTGTTTTCTACTTCAACGGTCCATTCATTTACTTTGCCGTTTACAGCGCGTTTGAATAATGTGTTTAATTTCATGCTTTAAATATACGAAAGAAGGGCTCGAGAGCCCAACTTTTAATTATATTTTTTATGAGATTAAGGATTAACAGACCAACCTAAAGTATTCTTTATATAAAGTATACTAGCATTATTTATATTTGCATTATTAACAACTGCCGTTCCTCCATTTGCAACATCAATAAAAGTATTATTATTATTACCAAAGAATGTACATATACTAGGTAATGTTATACTATTCAATCCACTACAAGAAGCAAATGATCTACCACCATTAGCATTCCCAAATGTTACAGAATTTGTTAAATTAATTGATGTTAATGATGTTGAATTATCAAATGCTCTAAAACCAATAGTAGTGATAGTAGATGAACTAATTGTAGGAATATTAGTTCTATAAAAAGCAAAATTTCCAATTGTTACTAAAGCTGGAAACATTGTTCCTAGATTATCTCCACTTAAATCACAATTAGCAAATACACCACTATTAAAATCACCCGCATTAGGTATAGTTGTTAATGAATCAAAACGTACTGATGTTAAACTACCACATCCTGCAAATGTGGTCACTCCTACAATTGTAACATTATTTAATGTAACATTTTGTATAATACTGTTATTTTCAAAACAATTAGGTCCTATTTCATTGATACAATTATCATATAAATCTATAAGTGAAAGTAGAGTTGTTTTTGCTTGAAATGCATCTGCATCAATTTCTATATTAGTATCATTCCCTTTAAGGGTAATGATAGGAGCATATGTATTTGTTGTATCAATAGTTAATGTTTCAAATCCTCCATTTACAAATCTACTATTCCAATTAGATACATTCCTAGGATCAAATCCAAAATCACTTTCTATAGTTTGTAAATCGTTATTAAATGATAATTGTAATGCTGTTGTGTAAGTAGGTGTAGAAGAGGAAGATGTAGGTCCACCCCCACCTCCATTCATAAACACATTTTGTTGATGTTGTTGTTGTAAATTAAATAACTCAGCTTCAAACAAATATTGTTCATGAAGGTATTTTGATTTCAATTCCATAATTGACAAACCTTTATTATCAGAACGAAAATGATATTGCTGCCAAGGACCTGGATGATTCGAAATCATTATTTTTTATTCTGCTTAGGTTTTCTTGGTTTTTTAGCTGGAGACATTTTAGCCACTAATTCTACTTCATCTAATTTACGATTCATTCTCTCATAATAGATTTCTGTTTTTGGAGTGTCTTCAACTGTTATTGTTGGTGTCTCAATTTTTGAATCACGTTTAAGTAAAATCCAAAATGCTAATCCTAATCCTAATAAAAATAATATTAAAAATAAATTAATCATATATTTGTTTTGTTATAAATATTAATGTAATTGCCCTAGTTCAAATTTTCCACCCTCATAAATTAAATACTGTTGTTGATCAATAGCATCGATAAGATAATATCTACCACCAGTTGCTTTACCTTTAATATCAATCATTTTAACTCCAGTATGGCCTACAATTTGAATATAATCCTTTTTAAGGAATGTTTCTTTATTACCTGCCATTAAACTCATAGGACGAATCCAAATTGGTGTTTGTGTTTTTGAATCACCATATGGATCCCAACCATAAAACATAAAGTGATTAGGTTGGTGATTCCAAATAGCATTTACATAATCAGCTATTGTACCTGGATCTGTTTCTCGATCATATTTTTCTTGTTCAACTAACCAATTATGACCTATACCAGCATGTGAACATAGGATATTATCTAATTGATAACACATTTGTAAATGATCTTTATTTTCCTCTAATAGTTGTCTAATAGCAGGTGCTGACCCAGCTTTGTAACCTGAGTATGTTTCACCACCGGGGTAATAATGAAAATCGTGATTACCAACTAATAAGATAACTTCTATATCCTTAGCTTGCTTTTTAAACTCAATGATCTCTTTAAAGTTGAACATCTGTTCAGCTGGTCCAATATCAAAGCTATCAAAATAATCTCCTATAAAGACAACTCGGTCTGGGTTTTCTTTAGTAATAATGTCTTTCCATGTTGCGCGACCATGTGTGTCGCCTAAAAATATTGTTCTCATATTAATCTTTTTTCGTGATGATCTTTTGGTAATGTTAATTTAGCAATTGGTTGTTTGTCCATTATTTTTAATACGTCTTCCATACTAATAGGTGCCATACAATTTCCATCCACTCCTACATCCATTGCTTTACCATCGGCTACCCTAAGGTGAATAGGTAAGTGAACGTGTCCATGTAAGTGAATGACTCCATTGTTCATATTGATCCAACTAGCAATTGGATAGTGCATACAAACAAAAGTAAATCGATCTATAGCCTCTTTCTTAGACCTACCGGGGCGTTTAACTTCCAAGTATAAATACTCATGTACTGAGCTGAATAAGCTTTGCACATTGTCCTTGTTTCGTTGGATATGATGGTCGTGGTTACCTAAAACCAAATGTACATTCTTACATACAATTCTATCTCTAAATGCTTTAATACTCTCAAATCCACCAAATGACCAGTCACCTAAGTGAATCAAAATATCATCTTGTCCAACATAGCCATTTATCCAATACACTAACTCATCATTCATTCTATCTAATGAACTAAAGTCACGAGTTAAATTATCAGCTCCAGTCCAATTAGTAGTTGCTTTACATATGTTAGCGTGGTTGTAGTGAGTGTCACTTGTAAACCATAACCTTTGACCTTTATTTAATTCTATCTTCATATACTGTAAACATATGAAAGAAGGCTTGGTTTCCCAAGCCTTTGTTTAATTATTTTAATTTAGGGCGTTTCAGCTTGGTGTCTAACTTTCCCTTGTACCCATACGCTTTATACCATGCTTCACGATTAGCTATTTTAACCTCAGTTAATTCTTCATCACTTGGAATTAAAGAATATGTTTTAGATATTCTCTTTATAGTATCATCAGCTAACATACGAAATAGTTTTTCATTATACTTAAAATATTTTTCATAATCCTTCCCAAATCTTTGAATATTATCTATTTGTTTATTAAATGCCTTTGTATCTTCATCTGACACAGTAGGCTTCCCAAGCAGTGAATCTAACATGTCTCTGAGACTTTGAGGATTAGAGACTATTTGAGCTAACTCACTAGAGTGCCAGTTAACAGCATTTACTAATACTAATGTAAGAATGTCATCTATAAGTTGATCTTCATTTTTTCCTCTTATAGGCACACTTGCAAATCTTAATATACTTTTGATTTGAGGAATATAGTTTTTAAGCTCAGCTCTAAATCCATCATATGTCCAATCTCTAATACTTTTTAATTTAGTAAATACTTTACTTTGAGTTAAAAAATCGTAAAATTCTTTTCTAGTTACTCCTTTAATTTCCATCTCACTTGCTAACTCAGATGGTCTTACTAATGATTCTATTCCTGAAATAAAGTATAAAGCAAAGAAGAAATCATTTATTGGGGTTATTTCTCCAAAACTAGCACGGGTAGACATATGGTATTGGGCTCGATCTTTTGCTTTAGAACCTCCTATATTTTTATATCCATCATACCAATGTTTTAACTCATGAGCGAATGAGCTAACAATTTCTGGTTTTTCGGATAATAAGAAAAGCATTAATTCTTCAATTGGAACTACAGGAGGAGTAGCTATAATTAATCTAATGCTTACATCTTCAAATTGGCTTAAGTCTTTAGGAGGAAGCATTCTTAAATTAGAATTAGGAGCAAATTTTTGAACACTAGGAACAGCCATCCCACCAAATGCTAATTCACTATGAGGTATAAGTTCTGTACCAATGTAAATGCTATTTAAATGTAAATCTGCTATATCAAATCCTTTACCTGAGTTATCGATTGTTGGACCACCATTTATATCGGTAATATCCATATCATCAGGATATGATTGGAGAAAATCCATATATCCTTGAAATACCTGAGATGCTACAGTAGTGATATTATCAGGAACACCTACTTTTTCATTTAGGAAAGTATTATCAATTTCCTCTTTTATTAGTTGCTTTAGTTTGTCTAATTTCATACTAATAAATATTAGTGTGAATCCCCTACATCATGTTTCTCTCCGTAGATAAGATAATCCGGGTTAATTACTTTAGCTACCTTCTCCCTCTTTCCACTTACGTGTTTGATTACAATACCTTCATGTGGTACTTTGGTTCCTTCAATGAAGTTGTAGAATGTAAACTTGTCTTGGATCTCTTGAGACCATAGACCAACATACAACTCAGGTACATGACGTAATAGCAATGTTGCGCTTTCAATAAGGTGCCTTGTTCTGAATACGTTTTGGTATTCACCATCAAGGGTAATATCAAATCCAGCAAACTCCAACTCCTTCATTCCGTAGTCGTAGTTCTTTTGGATACCAGGACCGTATATCTCACCATATAGTACGATACCGGATCCTATGTACTCAATCGAGTGCACTACCTTAGCCAAATGCCACATCTTCTCTTTAAGATCATACTTATCAGCTACTTCTCTCCAAACGTCTGTTGAGTAGAAACCTTGTGAGTCTGAACCTTTCTCTACGTTATGCGATCCATATACGTACTCATATTCAATCCATGGATCACCAGTAAAGAACTTCCTAACCTTATCCCATAAGGACAGCTTTGACTTCTTAACAATACCATAGCGAGCATTGGTTCCATGTAACTTACGAGTGATCTGTACGTTGTCTTCCTCAGTAAACAATCCAGCTACGTTCTTCAAGTTAGGAAACTTGTGGTACACTGTGAAGTTTGGATTTTGATGATATCTAATCTTACGACCTGAAGATAATTGTATTTGTACTGCAGGTGGTTCATATTTAAAGATCTTCAACACGTCCATCATGTCCTCTCCTTCATCCCATTTTGTATTAGCATACCCAGTCACCTTTGATGCTATGTTGAGTGGAATAATCAAACACTCAGAATACACTCCTCTCAACTTAACAGTACGTACACGCTGGCCTTTACGTAAGTAATTAGTCACATTCATGGCATCTGACAGGTCTTGTGGTATGACTGCATCTGTAGTTGCTATTACAACTAGTCCTCCTTCAGCGTATTGTCCTTTTTGGATAATACAATTCCATCCTCCGACAACAGCTTGTTCGATATTATCTGCTCCTAGTATTTCTTTAATTTCGTTTATACGTGCTACGTAGCACACTGAGTTATTATTTTCCATATTACAACTTTATTTCAAATCTATTTTTCATTTGTTCTAACTTATCTGCAGGTACACCATGCTCATTCACTCCACCGTGTCTATTCTCTACAATAATCGAATATACTCGATATCCGTACTTTTTAGCCAACTCATAATAAGCATCCATTTCCCATTCCTGAGTAAATGTGTTGGATACTACTATATTATATCCTTCCATCATCCAGCCTTCAGTACTGGTTCTACAGTGTTCATGTGCTTGTTTTAGTTTAGAAGCATCAAACTTATATTCACCATCCTTCATAAAATAATGGTCAGCTTCGATATGGATACCTCCCAACGTCTTAGCGAATGTTGACTTACCTGCTCCAGGTAATCCTCTTAATAATATTAATGTTTTCATTTTATTTGAATTATATCTCCTATTTTAGGAAGTGAATCTTGATGATATGTTATTGATGTATCTAAATGTTCATTTGGATCTGTTAAACTATCAATCCAAGCAAAGTATACTTTAACATATGGGTCTTGATCAGGTGCTACTTGAACCATTGCTACTGCTTTAGCTGTTCTAGGTTCATTTGGTTGTGCTAAAGTAAATGAACATAAACTTAATAATAATATTAATTTTTTCATCGTGTTAATTTATGAATTTTGATATTCACTCTACGTTTCAAGCAATTCCATTGTAATAATAGTCCATCCTTAGTCTCACCATTAGTGTTATTAAATTCTTTACATTTGTTAAAACTACGAGTAAATTTATTTTTATACTCTTTTACAATGTTAAAAAATGTATTTTTATGACCAAAATGATTACTGGTCCAAGCACCACCTGGGATACCTTTATTGCCTTGCCACGTTACTAAACGTGTTTTAGTTTCATTATATATATCATATAGAAAAACATCTACAGTTTGAGTTGCAACGTCTGGTTCAAGCCATAACTCTGTTTCGTTGTGTAATTTCAATTTTTCAATCATAACTTTAATTTTATTATTATGCCGTAAATATACGAAAGAAGGGTCCGAAGACCCAACTTTCTACTAAAATATTTAAAAATAATTTATTTTATATCAGCACTTTCAATCAAAGTGTAAGTAAATGAGTTACCATGAACAGCAGCTGCTTTTCTCATGATTTCCATAAACGCGTTAAAATCTTTAGCACGTTTGAACACTTGACATCCTTCAGACCAGTTTTCAACATAAGTTGAATCTTCACCTGCTTTGTGGATGTTAATTCCAAATACACCTTCTTGGATTTTGTTTTCATCATATTTCATATCACGATTTGCATCACGATAAACTTTAACATTATCTTTTTGTCTTAATGCTTCATATTTACCTTGATGTAAACCTAACATGTGTGAACCACGATATTGGCCTTCTACTAAACGAGCAACACCCGCTGCGTTATGGTATTCCATAACACCTTTTTTACCTGGGTCAGTAGTGATGATCCACTCGTTGTAAACCCAGTTACCATTTTCTTTATACGATACTGTGATGCGATCATCAAATACATTTGTAACTGCATTACCAGTATCTGAGTTTCTTACTCCAACGATGTTAACGTCAAAGTCTTTTGCGCCTTCAAACCAAACATAACCTTTGGCTTTAACTGCTGATTCAATTTTGTCTTTTGAATAATTCATGTGTTTTATGATTTTAAGTGATTAGATAATACTCCACCTAGAGCGATGGAAGTGTGAACAAGGTCTTCAATTTCTTTAGCTTTCAATCTATGCTTTTCAGTTGTGTAATCAACACCCATAATAGCTATAAATTTACCTTCAAAGTTTTTAATAGCAAATAAGTATTGAGATTTAGTTCCATACTCGGCTGCAAAATATTTTAATCCAAATGTTGCTATAGTCTCGTCTTCAAAATCAGAAATAGCAATTGCTCCTTCACTTGATAATTCATTAAAGCTTTTTGAAAACAAAGCTACAGGAATATTTTTAAGTGTTAACTGAAGTGATGAAGCACTTGGGGTTACTGTTTCATAGAATATAGAGAACTTAGCTATACTTTTTCCTGTAGGATAAAAGTGGCCGCCGTTATGGAATTGACTAATCCATACACGGTCGGCCTCATAATCTTCTCTTATTTGGTCTAACTTAGTTGTTACTTGCTCACCTACTTCTAAGGCATCAGTAACCATATCTCTCTTTTTCTTACCTAACTTATTGTCTAGGTACCACTTACTTGTTAGAACTATAATAGGGCCAATTATACCCCCTATTACAGCAACCCAAATTGTATCTGTCATCTCTTAATCTATAGATAATTTACCTATAAATATTAGAATGGTAATTCATCGTCATCTTCTTTTTTAAAGAATTCATCTAAAAACCATTTTGGATATAACATTACTTTACCCTCATATTTTGGATTACTTACTTGACGTAAATAAGGAGGTATATCTCTTAATTGAGCTGCTTTATTTACTTCCTCACCTAATTTTAATCCAGCTGCTTTACCTAAGTAATCATATAATGACATTAATGTATCATCCATGTAGTACCTCCTCTAATGTTTTCCAATTTACTTCATGTCCCTCATCTCCAAATACACCTGTTGCTATTGCTAAATGTACTTGTCCATTTTCATCCTTACCAATTGCTACTGAGCCGAAGCCTTCACAAATGTAATAAGGATTGATTGTTCCGGGTTTCATGTCAGCGGCAATCGCTTCAATATCAAAATCCCATCCCATTTCCGAGTCATTTAACTCGACCCATTGTTTACTAAAATCTGCCATAATTTATTTATTTAAATTTTCCAACATTTCATCCTTTTCCATGAGTTCTCCTTCAAGCTCAATAATTCGATTTTCGAATTTTTCATTTTCGTACTCTAATTTTTCAATTTCCCTTACTAAATCCTCAATTAATTCAGTAATTTCACTGATGGTACTTTTTAAGACTGTGTCTTTTGCTTTTTCTAGATAATAATCATTCATAACTTTTATTTTTGTGAATATACGATTTCTTCTTTAGATAACCAATTTCTTTTATAGTTTTTCTTAACTGCTTCTTTAGCATAATGATTTATAATTGGCCTACCAGTATTGTAAGCACCTGCTGCTTTGGCCCAACTTTTATATCGTTTATAGTTTTGAGCAAGTATTTTCATACTCAAATTAACATTAAACTCAATACTATCCCTTAATTCATCTTTAGTAACCTTACGTTCTGCAAAATAAGAAGCATATTTATATCTAATTTGCATTGGGCCCATTGCTCCCATTTTTGATACTCGAGATGGATTATAAGTTGAATCTTGGGGTCCTCGATATGTTGTTTCTAAATGAGCAATATTAAATGCTACATGTCTGGGTACTTGATACATCCCCGAATATAACATAATTGCTCTATACATTCTAAGAGCGTGACTTGGTTTTTCAACTGATTTGTATACTGTACCACTTAATAGTACTAAACAACCAGCTATAATTAATAATTTTTTCATATCCAATCAGGTTTACGGGTTGGTATTTTCTTCCAGTCTAATTTTTTAATTTTGACCTTATCATTAATATAAAAATTTTTATACGATTCAATAGTATCTCCTACTTTGAATTCATCAGGCATACACTCTGGTGGAGTAGTAAAGCCGTTGTCAGGTAAATTTGGTCTATTATCTCTACACCACTCTAATACTTTTTGTGTGGCATGTGTTTTACCATAACGTAATTCAAACTCACGACAAATTTCTAAACCGTGTTCGACTAACCAATCATAATGTTGGATTGATTGTCTAGTCCAAATTGTTGATGGATGGTTTTTGTGAGCACGCTTATATGGTGCTTCAGAGCCGGTCTCCCAATGTGTTGTGCAACACATTTGAGCTGATTCGATTTGCATTTTGCGAATGTGATCATCAGCTAACTGTTGAGCAGCTATAATTGGATCAGCATGTATATAGAAAATATTCATGCTGTAAAGATACGACTAAGAAATTAAGAAGCCAAATATTATCTACCTTCTTGTAGATTATTTAGTCGTTGGATTACTTCAATGAATTTTGAAGGAACAGCTGGTTTTACTTCTTCCATATTTTCTTTAGTGATTAACAAAAATGGATACTCTCCACTTTCAAATTCATCTAAATTCCAAGCTATATCAGCCTTATCATCATTAATGTAGCTAGCTAATGCTTTTAAAACATCTCCACCACTAATATAATCTCTCCAGTCTTCAGATGCTGAAGAATATGGTCCGTCTTCGTCTTCATATCTTTCTTGTGCTACATCTAGATAATCTTCAAGAGTATCAAGTATACTATTAAATGCATCATCTAAAGTGTATATGTAATGTTTAGTACTTTCATCAAAAAGTAAATATTCTCCACTGTGTTGAACAACCGGAGTTACATTACCTAAGGCTACTTTACCTTTCTGCATTCTAGGCTCATTACCCCCAAATATGTTAGGATCACCTTCAGCACCAGCAGGAAGATTACTATCTTCATTTAAACCAGGAGCACCGTAGTATAAATCAAAAAATATTCCTTTTTCCATTGTGGTTGGTTCTGATTCACCATAGTACGCTTTAAGAGCTTGGTCAAAAGGAAGTTTTTTAAGTGATTCTAAGTCTTCGTTTTCGTTTAAATAATTACGACGCCATTTATATACATTAAAGTCTTTAGCCATTGAGTAGTTGTTTTTTATTATAAATATCTGTACCTTTCTCCTTAGCATCGAGTAGTCCCTTACCGTGTATTTTCATTCGCTCCCAATACCTCTCTTTAACAAATTGATGTATTGGTAATGGTTTACCTTCATCATCAATGCGAACAAAGACGATTTTAGTGTGGGTAACTGTTTCTTGGGCGCCTGTATACACATTATGTTTTCTGACGTCTATCTCCACTGTAACTGAGGTATTTCCGAACTCAACTACACTACCATATATTTTAAGAATAGCTCCTACTTTGACTGGTTTTTTAAAAACTAATTCATCAATTTTTAGAGTTACAACTCGTTGTGTGTCACAGATTTGAGCTACATAAGCCGCAGCCGCGTCATCAATCAAAGACATAATGGTACCACCAAACATGTTGTCATGAACACCAATGTCTCCTTTCTTACAGATGTAAGTTGTGATTAATTCCATTACAGACTAATTGTACAATCAACAATTTCTAAGTCTAGGGATGGTCGGTGATCTTCAAGGCTATGCTTGATTAGGTTAGCATTGTGTAGTGATTCACATGTACAGATTAGTTCATGTGTTTGTTTGTTTCTAACTTGGTAATTTCCTTTCATAACTGATTTGAATAAGTTTCTATATATTGATGAATACTCATCTATTGCCATAACTATAATATAATAAAAATAGGTCCTAAGACCTATCTATTTTAAAATTTTATACTAGTTACCCCTGGTTTTTCTGGGTGGGGTCCTATTTTTCTACCACTAATAAGTTTAGCTAATACTTTTAATTGAGCTATATCTGGTTTGGATCTAAGAATAATAAAGTTATCTTCTTTTTTAGCACCGAGTCCAGGTAATTCATTTTGGATGAATTTTAAAGCCATATCAATATCATGGCTAGCTATTTCAACAATAGCCTCTTTAATTAATTGTTTTAGTTCAGATTTTTTCATACTAATAAATATTATTTGTTTGCTCTTTCTTTAAGGTCTTCTATAAACATATCTCGTTGTCCAATTAAATACTTCTCACGTTCAACTAATCGAGTACGTTCCTCATCAGTTAGTTTTAGCACTAACTCCTCTTTTTCCTTAATCATTTGTCTATATTCATCCATCTGCTTATTAAACAGAGTGTTTTGATAGTACATTATACCAACTAAAATAATAATAGTAAATGACTGTTCTTTAAGTTTACTTAAGAATGTTTCACCATAACTACTTACTTTAGTTTCATTTTCCATATTAATAAATATGGATCAATTAGATAAAGGTGCTTTAATTGTTGGGTGTAATTATTTTAAACTTGTTATTTTTATATATTATATAACTATTATTTTCAATCCAATCACCACAATTTAAATAATGTATATCATTAATATGAATATCAACAGGTGTATGGATATGTCCTACTATCACACCATGACAATTACGTATTTTGGCTTGGTACGCTGCTTGTTTTTCAAAATCTGTAATAAACTTAATAGCGTTTTTTACATTCTTTTTTAGAAATTTACTCAATGATTTTTTATATCCAAAACGTTTAAATAAATTATCAATCCAAATAGCAGCTTCATATCCCCATGATCCTAACACACCCAACCATTTCATTTTTACAATACCATCAAATTGATCACCATGTACTATATAATAATCATTCCAAATATATTCATCAACTATTTGTATGTTTTCTGAGAATGACATTGGGGTGTAATGGCGTAAGAAGTCATCATGGTTACCAGTCACATAAACTACTTTAGTTCCATTTTTACTATAAGACAAAATTTTACGAATTACATTAGTAAAGTCTTGAGACCAGTAATGTCGTTTTTTTAATAACCATCCATCAATAAAATCACCAACAATAAAAAGATATTTTGGTTCATATTGTTTTAATACCTCCAATAATTCATCAGCATTGCTTCCTTTTGATCCTAGATGAACATCAGATATGAATATAGCTTCAATTTTCTTCATTTCCAGTAATTTATATCTCTACGGAAATATTCAATATTGTTTCTATTAAGATAATTTGTGAACATCATTTTTAAGAACTTACTATACCCCATATACTTGAACCGTCTATCATCTTGAGTAGCATGTTTAGGTAATATGCAAAACTCTTTTAAAGGATATTGTCGACTTAATAAATAATCTTCACTAGTAGTAACAGTCTCATCAAATCTTCCAAATCGTTTAAATGACTCTATGCTGGTTAAGAAAAATACTCCTGTACAAAAGGGTTTAGTCATAAAGTATTTTCTTATAATATTAAATGACTTAAATATTAATTTTGATTTAAAGGTATTAACTGAACTTGTGACTTTACAAGTCACTAATTCGTAATCATCTAATTTATCAACAGCTGATAATAATATATCTGGTTCTATTAATTCAGTGTCTGCATCTATGAATAGAACATAAGGTGTAGTTACTAATTCAGCTCCTCTATTTCTTCCAACTGCTACAGGTCCTCCATCAATTATTTCAATTCTTAAATTTGATAATTGTTTTTGACACTTAGTAATTACTTGTCTAGTGTTATCAGTTGATTTAGCATCTGCTATAATAACTCTTAATTTATTAACTCCAATTTGATTGGATATAGATTTTAAAGTTTCACCAATGTATAATTCTTCATTCTTACAAGGTATCACTATTGTAACCAATTTATGTATCATACTAATAAATATTGATCAATTCGATAAAGGTGCTTTAATTGTTGGGTGTGATTGGTATCCATCTAAAGTAAAATCTCCTATCTCCATACTTTTAATCCATCCATCTATTGTTTGATATTCATGATTCCAAAACTCACTATTGATGTATAGTTTAGGTAACTTAAATGGTTCTCTTGTACTTCTAGGAACGCCAAACTGATCAATTTCAGAATGAGATAAACTATCAGGACTTCCCGCTGTGTAAATCTTATCAAACTGTTCTTGAGTTACCATCGCCCTTCTCTCTTCTAATGTTAATCTACCAATTTGTTCTTTTGCTTGCTCAATGTGGTTGTTATATAAATGAACATCACCTAAGTTACCAATTAATTCATCAGGTATCATATTCACTTCCTTAGCAATGATTTCAAGTAACAATCCATAACTTGCAATGTTGAATGGTAAACCTAAGAATGTATCTACCGACCTTTGATTCCACATTAAAGAGATTGCTCTACTAGGTACAGGATACAACTTATCAATCTCTTGGTGAGTAACCTCAATAAAATCACTCGGTTCAAATACAGAGTATGTTTTATATGCTAAGTCTAATCTTTCAGAAATATCCAACTCTCTTGTATAAACTTGAAATCCATAATGACAAGGTGGAAGAACCATTTTGTCTATCTCACCTACATTCCAGGCATTAACCATCAAACGTCTTGAGTCTGGGTTTGTTTTAAGGTCACGGATTAGGTTTGCGATTTGGTCTACACCACCATCAAATATAGCATTCCAGTTTCTCCACTGTCTACCATACACAGGACCTAACTCACCCCACTTCTTAGCAAACTTATCATCTCTAGCAATGTTAATAAGAAAATTTCTTATATCCATTCCAATTAATCCAACCTTATCTTTTTCTTTTAAATAATTCTTATGAGCATCCCCTGTCCATATATTACATCCATTATCAACAAGGTATTTGATATTGGTATCACCTCTTAGAAACCATAGCAACTCAGTTACAATCTGCTTCCAAGCCATTTTCTTGGTTGTGAGAAGTGGAAATCCATCTTTCATATTATGACGAATCTGCCTACCAAAAAGACTCTTAGTACCAGTTCCTGTTCTATCTTTCTTAGTTACTCCATTGTCAAGAATATCTTGAAGGAGTGCTTGATATGATTTATCTAGGTTGTTCATGATTCTATATCTAAATTACTTTCTCGTAACATTTGTCTGATAACATCTCTTACTCTATAACATATATCTCTTTCTTCCTCAGTTGCTTCTCCATTACTATCAAGAGAGCCTCCGTATTTATGTACACTACGAAGCTTTTGATCAAGTTCCCAAAGTAGTGCTTTGTACTTCCATCCATTCAATGCTTCTATAGCATCTGCTTTTTCTTCAAAGCTATCAAATTCTAGTATTATCTTTCCCATAACGTTCTCTAAATGCTTCATTATTTTTTAATTCATGTTTAAACCACTCATAATCAGGTATATCTTCATATCCAACAAAATGTTCAGCATATTGTTCATATAGTTTCCATTCAATAGGTAGGTTGTTTAATTCCTCGATTATAGGTCTAATATCATCAGCCCATTTCTTTTTCCACTCCTCAAATGTAAGAGTTGATGTTGGGTTACTTTTAAGAAAGTTTTTATATTGTGTTTCTAGTGTTGCCATAATTTAATCCCACCAATAATCAATATGATCAGCTAAGTATTTATAAGCTTCTCGTTTATCTTTTTTATATTGTTTTTCAGCTTTAATCATTCCAGCTCTAAACTCTTCGCGATATTGTTTTTCATCTTCAGGTGTCTTAACACCCTCATGATCAATAAACATTTCTTCAGTGTCTGTTCCTTCAATTGGGACAAATCTTAAAACACCCTCACCCCACTTAGCATCCATTTTTCTCATGTGTACACATTCATAAAATTCCCAAGAGTCTTTAGTTTTGTGAAGCATATCAATTGCTGTTTGAATTTGTTCAGCTGTTTCTTTAGCTCTAGAGACATGTACTCTGTCTGATAAGAAGAAATCACGTTTATGTTCTAGTTTCTTAATTAGAATCTCATTAAAGTAATGAGAATCCCAATCTCTGTCTTTCCAAATAATAGGAAGCCATCTTAACACATTATGGCACTGTCTAAAAAATATTCTAATTCTATACATAACTTATTCTATATTTCTTATTATTGTTGTGGTTCCACCAATTATAAATGTTACTCCAATTGGAATCATAAATGGACGAGTACCTTGTTTCATGTAAGGTTTATAAAACCAACCTGATTGGCCCTGTTTAGCGTATTTCCAAGCCTCATTTCCCTCAAATTGATGAGCAATAATAATTGCTGTTCCTGCTATTACAGCTGCAATTCCTCCTTGTCGCATGACATCAGCATCTGAAACATAATTGCCTCTCATAGATGAATTCATTCGATCAAAAGCAGCACCACGTTGCTGTCTTGTTTGTGCTTGACTAGACAGTGCTAACAAACACATTAACATAACCATTATTTTTTTCATTACTTCACTGTTTTAATTTTATCGTAAGCTGCGCATTTGGGATGTTTAGCTACACATCCATTCATCAATACTAAAGCTGTTACTAATCCTACAATATATAATAGTAGGCTTACATCTGATTTTTTCATATTACTTGATCTATTACTTTATATTCAAGAGCATCATTAATATCAAAATACCAATCATACTTTCCTTTTTTAACTTTATCTAATTGTTTTTTAGTGAGCGATGTTTTTTTAAAAATATAATCATCATACATATCCATTACACGTTCTGTTTCCTCTAAATTCTCTTTTAATACAGATACCTTTTCATAATGTCCAAACGTATCTAAACACTCATGGTACATAAATGTTGTTAGTGGGTGAGCAAATCGTTTAACACCTGATACCAAAATTGGTAGAGCCATTGACATAATAGCGCCGTAACCGTAGGTATAAACTGGAGTCTCTGATGATTCGATAGCTCCTATAATTGCAAAACCATCATACATTGAACCACCTATACTGTTAATTTTTAATTGGATGGGTAAACGTTCTTCTTTTCCAAAATCATCTTCATTAATATCACTTATATGTTGAATGATATTTTGAGCTGACTCTTCACTTATCTCTCCACTAAGAACTAGATTCCGATATACTCTCTTCTTGTTCATGAATTTCCTCCCATTCGGGTTCTTTAATTGTTTCACATAATAGAAAATGAGACTCAGTTTTTAAAACATGATCTGCACCTACTCCCTCTTTCCACAAATGTAATAAGTCTCTTCTAAACTCCCCAGCTTTATTATAAAGATAGCTAGCATTAAGTGCTCTTAATATAACATATACTTCACCATTGTAAAAATATAACTGTTTCATTTTTTAACATTAATATAAGTTCCATCATACCATCCAAACACCTCATTATCACACTCACTTCTCCTTTCAAATTTATCTATATCAAGTTTAATTTCTTGATATTCACTTTCATTTGGAAAACGGACCCAAAACATTTTATTCTTCGCCATATTTGTATTTTTCGCGTTTATAAGTTTTAGCTGATGGTTTGCATCTTTGTATCATCTTTCGTCTGATGATTTGGGCCACGTGTCGCTCACTTAATCCGTTTAATGTTTTCTTTTCCATGTGTTTTAATTATGCTATAAATATACGATTAAAAATATGGAAATCCAACTATTTAAATGAAGATTTTATTACCTATTAAATTTTAATCTAAAATGAGCCATTTCATAAAAATCAATTAGTCGTTTTGATCGGTCTTGATTTTTAGATTGATATTCATTTACCAAATTATAAAATTCTTCTACATCCCCTGCGGCGTGAGCTTGATAAAGTATTTCTTCTATTCGTTCTTCGTTACTCATTGTAGTTAATTACTCTTAATTTAAAATATATTAATGTATTAAAATGGTGTAAATAATGTCTTAATGTTTTAACACTTATGTTTTTTATTTTCCAATAATCAATAAAGTTTTTTATAACCTGTTTAGCTGACTCTATATGTTCGACTGTGGTGCAAGAATTAATAATCTTGTTTATTTTGGATATATGACTTTGAAATAACTCCTGCATGTATATACATACCCTATTTCCAGAATAATTGTATCAATAAAATTAAAATACTTAAACATATGCAAACTCCTGTTTTAGTATTAATTGGTTCATTAAACCAAAGTACTGACATGAATGTGAACACAATAGTTCCAATTGCAAATCCTATTAATCTAGATGGCCATAATTGTCCATCAAAGTACTCAACCATATGCTTTACTGAGCCCATAAATAGATATGAGATAGGTAATCCTAATAAAACCATCCACCATGGATTTTCTTTCATCCAATCAAACTTCCATCTACCTTGTAATTGGATAAATGTTAAAAACTGAGCTGTCATTCCGAGCAGCATTCCTATTATTAAATTCATAAATAAATTTTTTCTAAATTTTCATATACTACCCCCTGCACTTTATTAAATTGAATATCATAGTGCAGGGGTTTAGCTTCGTCTAAATTATTTGAAAATACTGCTCGTTTTCCTCCATCTCGAAGACCAGTCCATACTTGACATTGTTGATTCATTATTATAAATGGGGGAGGGAGCTCAACCCCATAATCACGCTTCTTGGATCTCATACCATTCATTTCCTTCTGGTAGTACTCCTAAGTCTTCGATTTTAACCCAGACTCTCATTTTCCATAAGTCGAGGGACTTTCCATCTAAGTAAGTTTCTCCTCGCTCGTCAGCCATAGCGGCTATTAATAAGCATTTATCTAAAGCCTCTACAGCTTCATCAGTCTTGTTTTGCTTAATTAATTCTAATGCTATTTTCCAAGCATTTGTCATTTGTCCTATTTTTCTCATAACCTTCATTTATGAGATAAATATACGACTAAAAAAATTAAGAGCCAAATCCTTAACTAGGAATTTGACTCTCTCTTTTTTGCTCTGCTTCGGCTTGTATTTGTTTGTCTAATGTTAATAACATACAGAATGTTTTTAACCCTTCCCAATCTAACTCAGCTAATAAAACTAAGTATTTATCGGGTATAGACTCAAAATATTCCCATATATTATCCTTCGTTTTCATCTTCATAACGCAAAGCTGGGTGGTTTGCTGTTTTGATGAATTTTTCTTTTTTAACGGGGCGTTGTTTTCTTTTACGTCCGTTTTCAGCTGCTAGAATATAATCTTTTAGGCTGTTGTAGTTTTGTTGTACACTGTTTTTACTCATAACTTTTAATTTAATTAACCTTGTCCTCGATTTATTTTTTTATATAACTTACTTGATTTTAATTTGCTGTATTTACATTTTGAATGTACTCCAGGTCTTTTTTTTCTTGATTTTTTAGTAAACGCTTTTGTTGTGTTTGTCTTTGCTTTTGCTGCCATGTGTTTCTTTTTCTTTTAGTGTGTTTATAGCTTCTACTATTTTAGAACAATCTTCATATAACTCTTGTTCCACATAGTATTTAAGGTTCTCTTGTAGTGTTTCAGCGAAATACTTTCTATCTAAAGTAATATCAAATGTTGATGCCTCTTCTAAACAGTTAACTGATAGGACATGAACATGTTTTTTACGGCCATTTAAATTAGATAAAATTGATTCTACAACCGCTTTGGCAATTGTGAAATCTTTTCGGTCAATCATTTCCTGAAATTCCTCACTGCTATTTAAATTGATTTCTGTTGCCATCATTAAAATAAATTTAAAAATTTAGGATCAATTTCTTTCTCCTTTAATTTACTCATTTTCTCGTCATTAGCTAACATTTTTGTAGCTAACTTATCAAGATGTTTTGATTTGATCACATCGTAATCATTCACTACGTCTTGATGTCTCTTACTCCTCTTCATTTTTATTTATAAATATTGATTAAAGTCTACTAATAAACTCAGATCCATCTTCTATTGGTTTTGGTTTTTCAAGTCCTAATTCTATTAATCTTTGTTTGGTATAATCATCTAACTCCCAATCAACTTGGCTACTATATGTTGGTTTATGGTCTTCCAACCCATCGAGTTGTTTATTATCAAATACGTCCCCAACCATTAAGTAATAACAATTATAACAAAGCATTTCAATATTGTTAAGACCATAATGTTGTTTATTACCGTCTTTGAAGTGCATTATTAGTGGGGTTTTATAATCAGAAACTCGTCTTTCATGGAAGCCGCAATTAGCACATTCTTCCTTTAAGTAACCATCTGTTATCATCCTATACTTTAACTTCTGAGGGTTAAAGTGAGATGCATCTACTCTACCTTCAATAACATCAAGTATAGCTGGGTCGTTTTTGCTAAATTGGGAATTAGATAAAAATTTAGGGATGCCTTTTCCACATTGATTCTTATGTACCTCAAATAACGAAACTCCATTTTCATCTTTATACATTTTCATGTACTTTTTAAGATGTTGATAAGAGCAATTTAAGTAACGAGCCGCAGCGCGAACGGATTTTGTTTTATCCATTGCGCTGAGGACCATTTCTTTAGTTATTGATTTAGCTCTAGACATTAGTCTTCATCTTCTGTGTAATCATCGTTATTCAACAATTCTTCTACATCTGGGAATTCATCCTCGTCTAGTCCGTCTAGTAATGTTTCATCCCATACTGTAAAATCATCTTCATCTATATGAACTACCTCAGGTTTGTCTTCTGGGGTGATTGGTTCTTTATATTTTTTCTCTATTGACTGAATCTGATCATACACATCTCTATCTATAGCATATGTTTCAATCCACGTATGATCACCTTCACCCATTTGAACAGTCATAGCTACTTTCTTTTCAGCTACTGAATGTTGGGTACAGGTTTGTGTATGAGGTAAAATCGCAATTCTTCTTGGGTCAATATCAATCCCACATGTTTTACATTGTCTACTCATTTTTCTTTACTATTTGATTTATTTATTTTTTCTACTAGATTCCAAAGGTCAGTTGGTGATTTAAGGATAAAACGCTTTGACTCTTTACCTGGGAATGTTATGTCTAACCCTAAGATTTTACCATCTGCGTCGAATCTATCATATACATACCATAGAATTAGATTAGCTACCTCTTCTGAATAGTGCATAAAGATTAAATTCTCGATTACTTTATAGTAACTTTCTTCATAATTCCATAAATCAATTTTTACTTCCTCATGTAAAAAATTAGTTCTTAACCAACAGTGTTCTAATAAGATTACTGTTTCAATAAACGTATCCTTACCTTGAGATCGATTTCGTTTACTAATCTTTAGTTTACCAAAATTACTTAAACTCATTTTTTGATACCTACTGAATAAATTTTTAAAAATTCTTCTGTACTTAATGCTTTCATTGAAGCGAAGTGAGTTACAGCTATACCTAGTGTACCCGCAGCACAAGTCCCAATTGGCTCTCTAAATGCGTCGTTGTTGGCATAAAAATAATAGTCTTTATATTCGTAATCCATGTTTGTAAATATACGGTTAAAAAATTAAAAAACCAAATTAAATTTTAATAAGAGAATCTTGATATTCGTCCATTGAATTAATAGTGATTTTTAAATTATTTAATTCAAATGTTCCTATTTCTCCATTCTGTTTAACAATATCATTTAGTTGTTGGATAATGTTAAAATCATCTTGAGTAAACATATTTCCATTTACTTCAATAATTATGTCTTTTCCTCCATTAAACCATGGTTCTAGAATTTGCTCTAGTTGGGGATTTGAATTGTGTATCACTACAGATTTTTTATAAACAACCTTATACATAGAATTTCTAAAACCCCATTTTTTAACAAAATTTACATTTGACTGTTGTTCTATTTGTTGGTAATCAGTAGTAGTACGAGATGTTTTACTTACAAAATGATATACTTGAGCCGGACTTACTTTTCTCTCTAACCCAGCTACATCACATCTAAGATGAAAGTCATCATCTTCACAGAATAATTTAAAAGTATATCCATCAATCCCAATGTAGTCTTCTTTGTAACATCCAAAAAATAATTGAGAACCTCCATCTTGTAATTCTTCTCCTAATGGTAAATTATAAAATTTTTCTTTATCAAGAGAATTTAAATCTCTACCACAATCGAGTAACACTTTACCTGGATAGGTATCAGTGTAGATGGGTGGTTCAACTCTGGTATAAGTTACTATTCTATTTTTAACAATGTGCTTATCCATAGTTTCAATAAATCCTGGTTTGAGAATCATATCGTTATGGAGTAGGATAATTTTTTCACCATTAGCCTTAGCCACAGCATTGTTGTAATTTACTCCCATAGTTACATTGTCATTTTCTTCAACAATAATCTCTACTTCACTTTCATTGGGATAAATTTCTCTAATATTTTTAATAAGAGCGTCAGTATACTCTCGAGTTCTACTTATAGTAGGTATAACTAATGATATCATTTTATTAAATTATCTATTATTTGGTAAATATTTTTAGAAGGTTTAAAACCTAAATTATTTAATTTTGTAGTATCAAGATACATAGACTCAACTTGAACTAATTTATGAAAATCAGTTGGTTCCATTACTCCTACTTCACTTGTTGAGTTTAATTGAGCATAAGCATAGTCAATAATATCTTTAAATAGTATTGGTAACCCAGATGCCAGGTTATATATCTCGTTGTTTTTGCCATTATCTATAATGAATTTAATACCATCTGCTACATCTTCAACGTCTATATAATCTCTGTAAAATTGACCTTTATTATATAAATTTATTTTATTATTTTCTTTTATTTCATTTAATAAGAATTGAAGTGCATTTTTCTTTTTAGATACTTTATTATCACTTTTTCCTACTACATTTCCTAATCTAATAATTTTGTACTTAATTCCAAATGTTTTACAATATGATTCTAACAGTTGTTCAGCGGTATGTTTAGTTATAGAATAAAATCCTTTAGGATTACATATTGAATTTTCGTTTGCTGGTAGTTCTGTTTTACCATACACAAACCATGAACTGACAAATGTGAATGTGATATCTCTATCTTTACAGTTCTCAAGTACCTTCATTAGGTGGACTAAATTGGTTTCTATATCAATGTGAGGATTAGTTAATACATTGTAGTTGTCAACAGTACTTATTAAATACAAAACATTGTTAGTAATAGGATTTGTTTCATCTCTACCCATAACAATTGAGTTTGGGTATCTTTTATGAAATACTGATCCTACAAATCCTGTTCCACCAAATATTGAAATATCATCCATTTGTTTTTAAATTTGGTTAAAAATTTTAATCATATCTTCTTTATATTTTTCTACTGAAGAGAAATTTTTGATAAATGTATCACGAGCGTTTTCAACTACATGATTATAGAACTCAGAATCACTTGTCAGTTTGTTTAGAATTGACCTTAATTCTTCAAAATTACCATATTCAACAACTAAGTCAGGAAAACATTCTTTATGGGGATTTGAATTATCCCATCCAATGCATGGAGTTTTTACCATAGCACACTGTAGTGGGAATGAACCTCCTATTGCTAAAGGAGTTAGATTAAGGGCTATTTTAAATTTAGTTAAAGATTGGCTGAAGTTTTTATAGTCAAAGTCATTTGGAATTACATTTAGATTAGGAATTTGTGTGTTTGTATTTCCAAAATGGTATATTTTTTCTAGTGGATAATCTTGAAGTAACATATAACCATCTAGTGTTCCATATCTATCTTCTACCCCTCCCAATACAAAACCTTCTTTCACATTAGGTAGTTCTAACTGATTGTAAATGTCTAATAGTAGTTGCTTATGATGAAAACATGGTTTTCTATATAAATTTTCGTAATATTTTTTATCTAAATCATTGTGAGTTAATATTCCATCTACATTTATAATAATAAAATTTAACATATAACTACGCAATATGTTATTATTTTTATAAAAATATCTGTGATCACTATCATGCTGAAATAGTAGTTTTTTAGATATCTTTTTAACTTTATTTATTATATCTATATTTAGTATGTCTACATTTTCATGAAGACATCCCAATATTGTTATGTCAAAATTATCATATGGAATATTATCTATATTTGAATAACTACAATGATATGAATTTAGTCCTGATATCCAACTCATAGGAGGTCTAGGACCCATTTGGAAACCAGACGTCACACCATTATAGTTTATGTCTGTTAAATATAAAATTTTCATTTGAATTTAGAAATTAAATTATCTATATTTTGTTGGATAAATAAAGGTACTTTTTGGTTGAATTCTTTACTTTGAGTGTATTTTAAATCATTTTTTACCATTAACTTTCTATAATAATCTACCATAAACCCATCTAAATTTTCTACTCTTAATGGACCTACTCCGTAAGGAAATACTATTTGATTATTTAAAACATACTGCTGGACATCTTGATTTAAATTTTCTTTAAGAAAATAAGATGAATGCATGGAATATAAATCCCAACCTCCATATCCTTTCCAATCTTGAGGAACGGGGGCGATTTCTTCAAAAAATGCCTTATTATATAAATCAAACCACCCTGCCCATTTAAATTGATTAATTGGAGATACACTAATGTTTTCTTGAGTAGTATGTAAATAATTATCTATATCAAATATATCTAAACTGGTTTCCCAATTTTCATAGTTATAGTCATTAAATTTTTCATGTGTTAACACATCCCAAGACGCATCCCATAATCTTCCGATTTGGGTAGTCAATATAAAATATTTATTAGGTATTGATTGAGCAGCTTGCATTAAATAAGATAATAAATGCTCACTAAAATACATGTCTGGGCATATGCCCATATAATAATCTATTTCGGGAGAGATGCAATCTCTTTGTAAATCTAAATGACCGTATAATTCATTACCATCATATATTTTAGGATTATGATTATAATCTTTTAATAATAAAGATAACTGTTTATATTTTTCTATAAAATATTCTTTTGGTAATTTACTTTCTTCCCAATTGATTAAATAAGATGATAAGTTTAAAGCACTATCTATAGTGATGTTTACATCTGATGGTAAATAATATTTAGATTTTTTTAGCTGAGTGAATGTGAGTAATGCATAATCTATTTCCCAAGGCATTATATGATAAGTAATCTTAATATTCATTTTTTAATTTATTATAAACTTCTTTAATTCCCTCTTTTAAATCTATATATTCTATTAATACATTAGCTACTCCATAATACGACATAGACATTCCTTCTTCTTTAATTTGAATGTCTACTTCATAATCATCTAATTCATTGATTATATTAGCTATTTCAGATAATTTATATAAACCTGTATATGAGCAATCTATTTGTTTAGGCATATTATTAGTAATATAATAATCTACTAAAGAAATCAAATCTTTCATATAGAAAAAGTCCATAAACTTATCCTGATGAATAATCATGGATTCTTTATTTATATAACGTTTAATATTTCCTTTAATAAAACGAGTATCTAATTCATTCTCATCAAATACTCCAAATATTTTAATATTATAAAAGTTATCTATCTCAGAAATAGAATTTGCTATGACTTTTTTACTTAAACCATATGGAGTTTCAGGAGCATTTGTTTCTGCTCCTGATCCAAAGTGTATTAATTTTCCAAATTTATTTTTACAATTTAATAGATTATAATACATTTTAAGATTATTATCCATATCCTTCCAAGTCTCTTGTTTAAGTCTACTCCCACCACTTACAGCACAGTGAATAACCACATCAAAATATTTATCTGAAAAATACTTTGCTGTTTCAAATTGGTTGATTAAATCAAAATCTTGTCTTGTGATAGATGTTACTTCATATTTATCCTTAAATGCGTTATATAAACTTTTAGCTATATAACCGTTACCCCCGGTAATTAATATTTTCATCGTTTTAGATTTAAATAAATTGGATAATTCCTTTGAGTAGTATATTTAAAAAAGTTTTGTAGTTCTTCTTCAGTTTCGGGATGATATGTTTTAATATTATCAAATACTCCCATAATACGTTTATCATCATCTGACCAATGAGAGAAACCTAAATATCCGTATTCTCTGTCTCTACCCCCACCAATAATATTTACTGGTAATTTTTCATGATCTACATAGTTACGGATCATTTCAAATGGTCTATAAATAGCAAATGGAGTGATAGAATAAACATAAGGTATTTTCCCTTCCATAGCTAAACCTATACCCGCTCCCATCATAGCCATTTCAGAAGATCCTACATTGTAGAATCGGGTTGGAAAATTATCACGAATTTTATCCCATAATCCATATCCTAAATCACCCGTGATTAAATATACATCTGGGTTATTCTGCATTTCAGAGTGCAATAATTGTGCAAATAGTTTTCTCATGATTCCATTGCTTGTTTATAATTTTCTTCTGACATTACATGGTAGTGGGCATTAAGTCCTTTTAAAAATGGGTACTGTTCTACAGTTGTATATCTTAATTCAATTCGAGGTAAAAATGCTTTAAGTCTAGTTGTCATATAATCCATGTCTACTTCTTTGTATGCGCATAAACCATTTATATTAACAAAAACCTCAATATTATTAATATTTAATTCTTGAATGGTTTTAAGTGATTCCCAAATACTTCCTTCAGCTGCTTCACCATCACTAATTAATACCCACACTTTTTTATTTGGATTAGCTAAGGCTCTACCTAGTGCTATAGGTAAACCTAAGCCTAAACTACCTGTAGAGCAGTGTATTTTATTTTCTTCATCACGGTGGGGGTGGCCTCCATGTTTTAGAAATAACATTTCAGCGTCAATACCAAAATATTTTTCTATACAAACATACATTGCTAATGAAGCATGTCCTGATGATAAGATAAAAATATCGTCTTTATCCATTTTAGAATAAATTTCATCTACAATATCTACACTAGAGAGATAGCTTCCTAAATGTCCTAATTTATTTTTATAAGCTATTTCAACTATTCGTTTTTTTAGATTTACCATATAAATTTATTTTTATAATAATTAACCATTTCTATAATAACGTAATTAAAATCTGCTTTAGGCTTCCAACCTAGCGCTTTAATTTTAGAATCATCTAAAGCATATCTAACATCCATTCCTGGTCTGTTGTAGGTGAAGTCTATATGTTCTTCTATAATTTCATAGGGCAATTGTGCTCTATAATATGTTTCAATTATTGTAGAAATAGTATCAATATTTTGCTGTTCAAATCCACCTGCTACATTGTATATTTCACCTATTTGTCCTTTTTCAATTAAAGTGATAACAGCATTAGCAGTATCACCAGCATATAACCAGTTTCTATAAGGTGTACCATTATTATGTAGTGGTATTTTGCGACCTAAATTTAAACATTTAATTGCTTTAGGTATCAATTTTTCAACATACTGTCCAACTCCATAATTATTAGTTGGTCTAATAATCATATAAGGCACATTATGTGTTCTACCCCAAGCCATAATTAACATGTCAGCAGCAGCTTTAGTTGCTGAGTATGGGTTACTTGGTTTTAGTAAATGATCTTCAGTGTGTTCTCCTTCATCAATATCTCCATATACTTCATCTGTACTAAAATGAAGCAGTACTGGTTTAGTTGAGTTTTCACCTCTATGATTTTTAATTAATTCTAATAAATTATGAACACCATCAATATTTGATCTAACAAATTCTTGGCTACTAGCGATACTATTACCTACGTGAGTCTCAGCAGCAGTATTGATTATAAAATCACAATCATATAGAAATTTTAAATCATTTATATCACAATTTACAAATGAAAAATTTTTAAATTTATTAAATTCATCTAATAAATCTTTATTAGCGGCGTACGTTACTTTATCTACGCCTTTAACATACCATCCTTTTTTAAGGCAAGCTCGGGTAACATAGGAACCTATAAAACCCAAGCAGCCTGTTACATATACTACTTTCATTTATTAAAAAATTCTTTAATTTTATCACAAACGTAATCAACGTCTTCAATAGACATCCCATGATGAGCTCCTAATAAGAATCCGTTTTTCATAATTGCATCGGAATTCTCAAATGGTTGCAAGTACTCTCTGTAAACTGGGTGGCGTGTTACATTACCAGCAAATGTTACTCGAGTTTGAATATTGTTATTCTCTAAAAATGTTAATAATTCTAAACGTTTTTCTGTTTGAAGTGGAATAGCTAACCAATTTGGTTTAATACTATCATCTGGGAGTGTAATTTCACTTACATCTTTAAGATTTTCTAAATAGCGCTCAAAATTAGCTCTACGAATATCTTCAAACTTTTTAAAACGCTCTAATTGTACTAAACCAAAAGCAGCACTCATTTCAGAACATTTAAAGTTATATCCCAATACATCGTAAAGAAATTTATGATCATACGGAATACCATCTACACTGTGATTAAAACGATCATCCATAATTTCAGAATTATCACCCATACGACCCCAATCTCTATACTGTAATGCTCGGTCAACATGTTTCTTATCATTAAACATCACCATACCACCTGTTCCACCAGCTGTAATAACGTGGCTGGCATAAAAGCTAGTAGTTGCAACATTTGTTTCTTCGGTGTAAGTAATCGTATCAGCTGAGTCTTCAATAACTAAAATATCTTCTCTCCCAATACGTTTCAATTCAGAGCGTAATGTTTTCCAATCTGGTTTATTACCAATTAAATTAGGTACCATAATTGCTTTTACATCACTATCAATTACAGCAATGATATCTTCAATTGTAGGAACATATGTAAGTAATCCTACATCTACAAATACTGGTTTGAAACCTAATTGAATAATTGGGGCTAACGTAGTACTAAATGTGCAAGCAGGAGTAATAATTTTGCATCCTTTTGGAAGATCTAATGCTGCTAATGCTAATAAGCAAGCTGATGATCCTGAGTTAACAAATACACCATACTTTTTACCAAAACGCTTTGCAATCTTTTCTTCAAATTCAACTGAGCGAGGACCAAATCCTCCCAACCAGCCGTCACGAAGACATGCTTCTACAGCTTTAATTTCTTCTTCTCCGTAAGATTCAAACTTATACGGAGCATACCATACTTTTTTTTCTTGTTTCATAATTTATAAATTAATTAAAAAATTCATTGCATCCACATTCTTCTTTAAAGAACTTTATAGTATCTTGATTGAATAATTTTGTTTTATAAAGATGTGTTAAACGGTTAAAATCTTCTAACGGTCTTCCATGTAATCCTTCTGCTATATGCCATACTTTAATGTGTTTGTGATCATGAGTAAATAATTTATTATCTTTAACATAATAGTTAAAAATAGGAGATTGATACAAATTATTTAATGCTAAATCAAAAATGTGATTAGTATAATTAACTCCTTTAGATCTGACATTATATACTACCTCACTAGTAAGATATGGTCCATCTAAAATACGAGTAGAAAATGTTTGTTCTGTCCATATTAATTCGTTAAACGCTCCTTGTTCTCCAAATACACTAGGATGGATTATCATCAACTCAACACATCTTTCTAAAGCTTTTATATTATTAAAACATATTACTCCTGAGTTTAGGTTTGCGCTGTCTTGAATTACAGTTCCATCTTCAAATTCTAATGTGTAGAAAGGGGTTTCAAAATATTCTGTTCGATCTTGTATATTATAGTTTAAACTAGCTAAAATATCATGCTCATTATCATCTAACATCTCAGTAAATCTAGCGCAAGTAATAGTATCAATATCTAAAACTATTAATTTATCCGCTTTGCAATATTTCATTACTTCATATGCTATAACAAATTTCTGAGCTACACTACTATTTATTAGTTTTGGATTTCCAAATAAATTAAGGTATTCTTCTAAATTATCATCATTGACATAAACCATTTCAATATCTGGGTGCCATTTTTTAAAACTTTTTAGGCAGCAATCTACATATTCATTATATCGTGATTGATCATTCCCGTGCATTTGTTCTAACTCAGTGTATTTATCTATCATCTGAGTGTGTTGTAGGAATTTACCTGTAGTTACATTACTAAATACTGCTATTGTTTTCATTTATATATTTTATTTATTTCGTTTTTAATAAATTCTAAAGCGGATTCAATTACCTGATGCATGTCATAGTATTTATATTCTGCTAATCTGCCACCAAATATAATATTTTTTTCGTTACTTGCCAAATTTTTATATTGAGAATATTTAAAATTATTTTCACTATCATTTACAGGATAATATGGCTCAGTTTCTTTAGCTTTATATTCAATCGGATATTCCCATGTTATCCAGGTTATTGGTGACTGTGTATTCTCAAAATGTTTATGTTCAATACATCTAGTATGTGGAGTATCTTCATCAGTATAATTCATCATAGCCGTACCTTGAAAATTATCTATATTTAATTTAACATGGTCAAATCTGGTTGTTTTGTATTCTAATTCTCCAAATTGATAGTTAAAGTAGGCATCTATAGGTCCGGTATATATTACTTTTTTAGCTTGAGCATTCCAATATTCTTTATCTTGCAAATAATCAATATTAAATTTTACTTCAATTCCATCTAATAGTTTATCAAAAATCTGAGTGTATCCCCCAATAGGAATACCCTGGTATTTATCGTTAAAATAGTTGTTATCGTAATTAAATCGAACTGGGAGGCGTTTTATTATTTCCTTAGGTAGTTCTTTAGGATCTTTTCTCCATTGTTTAGATGTGTATCCTTTAATTAATTTTTCATAAACATCTTTACCAACTAATTTGATCGCTTGTTCTTCTAAATTAACAGGTTCATTTATTTCTTTACTTTGCTCTTCAATTATTCTTTTAGCCTGGTCTGGGTGGGTTATGTTCCATAATTTAGAAAAGGTCCACATATTAAATGGTAAAGAGTATATTTCTCCTTTATAATTTGCTACTGGTCTAAGAGTAAAATCATTAAATGATACAAATTGGTTTATCCATTCCCATACATTATGATTAGATGTATGAAAGATATGAGGTCCATAAGTATGGAGATTTACTCCATCTTTATTTTCAGTATAACAATTTCCACCAATGTGGTTTCGTTTTTCTAAAACTAAACACTTATAACCTTTTTTATTTAATTCATATGCACATATTGAACCAAAAAATCCTGATCCTACTATTATGTAATCGTACATGATTATAAATTATTAAATTCAACAATTTCTTCTAAAGTATCTTTAAATCTGCCAAATATATTAGCATAATGCTTAGCTAATTTAAAATTATAATCTATAGCTTCTTTTTTATTATAGTAATACTCAGGAGTTAGTTTATTTACAACAGTAATAATTTCATCCTCATTTTGACAATATATAAACCCATCAGGATTATATCCTAATTCTTCTAAATTTGGACATCCCCAATATATAGGAATAGTTTTAGATAAAAAAGCATCTATCACTTTCTCAGTATGATATCCTCTATTTGAAGAATTTTCTATACAAATTGAAAACATACTATTCCATAATTTTTTCTTTTCATATCCTGGTGATTTGTCTTCATATTTAACAATAGTGTGGTTACCGTTATTATATTGGTAATCTTCTAATGTGTAATACCATTGTGTAGGAATAGTAATTTCGTTATGTCTTTTATATAATCTGTGTCTTAGATGGTGACCTTCAATTCTTTGTTTAGCACCACATAAAAATGATACTTCAAATTTTTTATCAATGCTATCTATACCATCAATATATTCTTTATCTAACCAACTTATTCCAAATGGAAAAAATAAAGCATTAGGACATTTATCTAATATATCTTGCCCCCAGGCTAATATTATATCAAAAAAATGATAATTATTTACTACCCAATCATGGATTCCAAATAATTGATTTGGTTCTGAGACTATTAATATGTTATATGGATTAATTTTTAGTTCTTCTAAAGAAGTAATGGGATAATCATTAAATACAGTTATTGGTTTAGATTTTAAATCATCTGTAAGTGCTGATTCAAATTCATTTGCTCCTATAAAATTAGAGAATATTTTAAGCATCTAAATTGTAATTGAAAGGTTTTAAATAATTGTTTAATATTTTGGTTTCTACTTCTTTATCAATAATAAACATGTCAGAAGTATATATCATTTCTAAAACTGATTTTAAACGGTACTGAAGCATTTCTTCTTCATCTATATCTGGATTTGAATCTATAGTAGAAATTCTATTTTTCCAAACTAAAGGTAAATCTTCTAAAGTAAATTTATAATCAACACCTGTCTTATCATATGCATAGTAATTAGGATTTATAGGATTTATATTAATCCATCCTTCTTTATAATCATTATAACCATATCTTATCTTGATATCGTTTTCAAAAAATCCATAAGGTATATCTATAGCAGGACATTGGTTGTTGGTTATTTGAGGATAAACATGTTGGTATCCATCAAAATGCCTACATATTTCTTTTAATGGGATTATAACTTTATGATGTGGGATTGGTTTAATCTCTACTAACCCTATTCCAAAAAAGTCAGGACGTGGTAATCTAACATGATTGAATTCTCCCTCACACCACCAACTATAATATAGATCTTTAGTTATGATCTGGATGCTATCAAAATTAGTTGATATAATTGAAATAGAGTTGTTATGGATACAATATGTTGATGGATTTCTAGTAATATCTGAGCCTCCAAGTTTAGCCATTCTGATATTTTCGGGCCAGTGGGAAAATTGTAATGAGCATAAATTTTCATTTCTCATTTCATTTACTAGTTCTCCTAAATGTTGGGTATTAGAATCAAAAAATATATGGTCGTGATTGCAATAAAACCATATTAAATCATCATTTAATAATTTGTAATCTTGTATCCAATCATTTTGATATTCATTTCTTTGCCATTCTAAGATTAAATCAAATTTTTTAAATTCACTTTTAATAAAATCTTCTAATTCTTGTTGACGAGATTTATATATATCATCTAATGTTATTTTAAGAATAACTTTACTCCAAGGATAAGCAACAGCTAAACTAGCTAATGAATATTTAAAAATATCAAAGTTAGAAAACGATTTTAAATTTTCTCTAAATACATATCCTTTTCCAACTGTTGGTTTTGTTTCTGTTATAAATGTATTACAAAATAAAATCATATATCTAATTCTTTAATCCCACTATTTCTTTCCACATTGATTGAAAATGCCGACTCCGTTCCATCTGGTTTATAGTCGTTAATTAAGTATCGAGGACCTCCTCCAACACCCATTATTAATTGGTCGTAAAATACTCCGGCATTAGATAATTGTTGCTCAGTAACTTTTCTCATTGATTCTTTTCTACCAGTTAAAAGAATAATATTATATCCTTTTCTTTCCCATTCTAGTAATTTTTCAATAGTACCTTCTAATAATTCCATTTTGTATGTAGATTTACTTACAGTATGAGGATCGTAGTGTCGTACTAAGGTACCATCAATATCACAAATAATAGTTTTAGGCCTAGTATCCATATAATTCATTTAATTTATTTTTGATACTAGATTTAATTTTAATGTCGATATCTAAAAAATGAGATTTTACTTTAGATAAAAATTCTGGGTTTGATAAAACATAATGTCCGCATATTTCTATTAAGTCTCGCTTTTGAGTAAATGGATCGAAGTCTTCATTAACCCATTTTTCCCATTTTTTAGAATCATAACATATTTGAAAATACTCTTCAAACACATTAGGATCAGTTATCTTATCTAAATAAGTTAATGTTTCAATTAACCCAAATTCAGGAGCAATATTAATTGACTTTAATCCTAAATCAAATTTTTCTTTAATAGTAGAAACAGGTATATAATCTCCATTATGTTCTTTAGAAATAAGATTATGGTGTTTACATACATTAATCATCTCTTTTAATCTAGCAGAATCGTAATTACCTGTTTGGTTTGTTCCTTTTAATGATGTACCAGATTGGATTACTAAATATTGAATTTGATTAAATACTTCAGGGCTTAATTTAGATTTAAGTTGATGTACTAAATCATTTAATTCATATGGTTCAAATCGTCTAATTGCTTCTTCAGTACCTACTTCATATTGGATATCTGGGTTTAGATTGTAGCAGTATTCAATCATTTTGATAGTTTCTTCTACACCTTCTGAGAATGTTTGGTATTTTTTCCATGGATCAATGTGAATAATGTCTAAATATTTACAATCTTCACTTAAAGAGAAATAACCATTATCATCAACCTGGCCTTGTTTTGGGCCAGAATGATCTCGAACTAATAATATTTTATCTGTTTTAGATTTAACATACTTAGCAAACTCTCTAGTTGTCCAATTATTAACATATCCTCCATCCCATTCTACTTGACGGCGGGATGGAATTAATCCTATAACATTATTTGTTTCGTTGCAAAATTCTATAATAGAATCTACTACATTTTTGGACATTGGTCCTATAAAATATTTAGGTTCCATATTATTTAGTTATTAATATTATACGACGTTGTGATTCATATCTATCACCAATATTGGCTTTGAATATAATAAACTCTCTATTTTTATCTTTTACCCATTCATAAAAACATTTTTGTTCATGTTGTCTATTCTCAGGAATATCTTCACCATTATAATACCATTCATCAAAACATATTACTGTACCACGTAATATAAGATGATTTAATGAATATAAAACATCTTGTGTAGATGAATATAAATCACAATCAACATGAAGTAATTTTAAAGGTTTAGCTACTTTTAAATATTCTGGGATAGTATCTGAGAATATTCCTTTATAGAATGTAACCCCAAGTATATTTGGGATATTGCCTTCTAAATTAAAATCTCCTTTTTTAACATCTGTTCCTTCCCAATCTTCAGGAAGACCAGTAAATGTATCAAATCCATAAACTGGAGTTGGGTGTGTAAAACTATTTCTTAATTGTGAGACTGTAGAGCCTTTAAATACCCCAAATTCCGTTACATCTATTAAAGAATTATCGCCTATTAGTAAAGCTACATTTATTGCGTTTTGTAATGTTGGACTCATGACTTCAAATTTTGATATAAATTATATTTTCCGAAATTAAATAAAAAATTATTAAATGGGTACTCATGGAGTGGAGCCATATTAATCCATATTAACGATGTTAATATATTAACTTTTTTAATATCATACAAATTATCTTTAATAAAAGAATGTAATTCTTCTCTACATTCATTTAATGTACTATTAGTTAATATATAACAGTTATCAGGTGATGGGTTAAATAAATTTTTCCCTACAATATCATGATTTACGGTTAGATTATGATTTAATTTAGCTAAATCGTAATATATATCACCTACCTCTAAATCACCAGCAAAATCTTGTCTCCAATCTATTAAACAAAATCCATCTTCTGTTTCAATAATATTATCTAAAATAAAATCACCATGGAATTGACTGGGTAATCCATCTGATAGCCATTCGCTATCAATACATTCTATTAGATCATAGACATCAGGAATATTTTCTCCATTAATATAATCTGCTTCAATATTGTTTTTAAGATATTCTGCTATTCTACTTTTAGTTTTATTAATGTAAAAATTAAAACATTTAGTTTTAAAATCATTATCTTGTTTAGATACCCATAAATTTGTTTTAGACCATTTTAAAAAATCTAAAAATGTTTTTTTCTTAACTGATTTAGAGAATAATTTTCCTTCTGCCTTTTTATATTTATAAAAATTCTCAGTTGAGTCTATAACTTCAGGAACTAATCCTTTTAAATATTGAGCTCGTATAACTCTACTTTTGTTTATTTTAGAATTAGAGAAAAATTTAATTACAAAATCATTAAAGAAAAATATAGACTCATCTTTTTTATCTAAAACTTCTATACTTGATTTAAATGATTTTCTAGTTTTAATTAACTCAGTTGTATTACCTATATCAAACCAATTTTCACCTTGTACCCATATGGATTTGAAATCAGTATCAGGTAGCATTAAATTAATAGCATGAACGTCAGAAGTGTCTACATGTTCGTTATTAATAAGAGATTCTAGTTTATTGAAAAATAATTTAAAATCTTTTATTCCTGCTACTCCAATATATGAAAAATCAAAACCTAAAGCTCCTTTTTCATTAATTTTAACTAGTTTACCATTACTGAGATGTACAGTTCGATACTGTGAAGAATCAATTTTATGGGCACATACTATATAATTGTTATCAATAGGCTCAGGAGTATATTTTTCTAATATAGTATCAGAGGCATGAAATATAAATGGACATTGAAGTTCTTGTTTACATTTTAATATTGAATAACCTAAACTAGAACCTTTTCCTTTATATTTATCTACTTCCACAAATGTAAAATTTCGGTCTGGGTAAGCTAATTGAAGGAATTGCTTTACATGCGAACCAAAATGTCCTAATGTGATTACAAATTTAGTGTCAACTGGGTATCCTTCTACTATGTGAGATATAGCTGGTTTATCTGTGATTCGAACTAAACATTTATTAGTATAATCAGTTAATTCTCCTAATCTGCTACCTAAACCACTTGTTGTTATTAATACTTTATATTCTGTCATAATTATCTTCTATTCTAACAATATCATCTTCTCCAAAATATTCACCATGTTGTACTTCAATAAAAATTAAATCTTCATTTCCTATATTAGTAACACGATGTTTAGTTAATACTGGGATTATGATTGTGTCTCCCACATTGTATTCTTTTTCAACATCATCTAATTTAATTAGTGCTTTTCCTTTAACAATAACATATACTTCACTTCTTTTATAATGGTATTGATAACTAGGAGCCTGTCCTGGTTTAATAGTGATGGTTTTTACTTTACAATAGTCTGTATCTAGTAAATTTTCAAATGTTCCCCAAGGTCTTGTTTCTTTATAATTCATAATTTTATTTTATATACGCTGCTAGATGGTAATCTTTATATACATCTCCATTACTTTTATTAAGAGCATTTTCATATGTAAAAGTATAATTAGGATTTATTTCTAATAATTTGCTCTCTACCTCTTTAGGATTAAAATAAATAGGAATATCATCTATTAAAATTGTATGGTTTTTAATACTATGGTGTTTTATAGATTCTAATTCTCCCCATAGCGGATTCCCACTGATTCCATCTGGGTGGCCATCTAGCCAAAATAGAGTTGGTTCTTTTATTAGTTTTAACATATGGGTCATCCAAGCATTAGAATCTCCAAAAAATAAATGAACTTTACCTTGAATTATTTCTTCTGTAAATTTATCATAACATTCTAAAAAATAATTTTGGTCTATTTCTACTGAGAGTACTTTATTGAAACCAAGTTCTAAAGCTTTCATTACACCGTCTCCATGGTGAGTTCCTGTTTCAAAAAAGATATTATGATTAAATTTATATTTTTCGAATAGTTCAAAAGGTGTTAGTCCTTTTTCTCCTTTGACAGTTATTTGACTGTGAGTATTGTATATCATATTATTTATGTAATTGTTTATTTATCCACTGGTATGTTTTTCTCATACCGTCAATTAACGGCTGGGTTGGCTCCCATCCTACTTTTTCTTTATATAATTTATTATCTGAGTTTCTGCCTCTAACACCTACAGGGCATTTGAAACCATACTTAGCTTTAAATTCTTCACCAGCAATATTTTTAACATATGCTCTTTTATTAGCTACTTCAATAGCCATTTCTGCTAATTGATTAATAGTAACCATTTCTTCTGATCCAATATTGACTGGGCCTAGGAATTCGTCTTGTCTCATAAAACGGAGTACCATTTCAATGCACTCATCTATATAAAGAAATGAACGGGTTTGTTGTCCATCACCCCATACTTCAATTTCACCATCCATTAACGACTCAGCTACTTTACGACACATAGCTGCTGGTGCCTTTTCCTTACCTCCATTCCATGTTCCCATAGGTCCAAATATATTATGGAATCTAGCTACTCGAACATCTAATTTATAATTACGATTAAATGCTAAAAATAAACGTTCACTAAATAACTTTTCCCATCCATATTCTGAGTCTGGATTTGCTGGGTATGCACTTGATTCTTTACAATTAGGATTATTAGGATCTAATTGGTTATGTTCTGGGTACATACAAGCTGATGAACTATAAAATACTCGTTTAACTGATTTTTTAGACGCTTCATATGCCACATTCAGGTTAATTAAAGCTGAGTTATGCATTACATTGGCGTCATTTTCACCTGTAAAGATGTAACCTGCTCCACCCATATCTGCTGCTAGTTGATAAACTTCATCAAATGAATTTACTTTATCAGATTCAGATATTTGGTTTGGGGCAAATATTATTTTACTAACTAACATTGGATCTCTTAAATCACCCTGAATATACTCATGACATATGTCTTCATGTTTCCAGTATTCATGTTTTTCTTTAATATCTACAATACGGACCCAAAATCCTTCATTTTTAAGTCGTTTTGCAAGGTGTCCACCAATGAATCCACCTCCACCTAATACTAAGGCTGTTTTTTTAATATCTTGTTTTCTCATAACTTATTATAAAAATTATTTTGCGATTCTTGTCTTGATATATGTTTATAATGATATAAAGAATATTCTTCAAACTCAGGTAAAAATGCGTATGTCTTATACCCATCTAATATCTCATGTATTTTATTTTTCCAATTAATACTTGAAGTATTTTTAAATATTCTCCACTGATAGTCAGGCCATTGGACCCATCCTTTATCATTTTGTTTCCAACCCCACATTTGTAAATGTTGAGGTGTAATGCCTTCTACAATATTAATTCTGGGAGTCAAAACAACATCAGATTCTGAATTAGATAGTATATCTGGGAGTGATTCTAGCAATTCTTCATTGGGTAATTCATCTGCATCAATTTGGAAGATGTAATCACCCGAACACATTTTATTTAATTCATTTTTCCAATCAGCAAAATGTCCTTGAAACGCACTTTCTTTTAAGATGATAATATTTTTAGATGTCCAATAATAAAGCTCAGCTAATAATTGTGGTGATGCTTTTGGTTTATCTAATAAAACACATATTTCATCTTTAGGGCGTTTATGTTGATGGAGAAAATTGAGTAAACGACTTACTTCTTCTAACTCGTTACAGACTGTGATTGCATAACTAATTTTCATTTTTTATTTTATTTATCCAGTTTTCTAAAGTATGTTTGGGTTCCCAATTTAATTTTTCTTTAGTATCAGAATAAAACTCTTCACTATTAAATCTTTCACCCTTTCTTTCAGGAATAAATTTCCATTCGTGATTAAACATTTTTACTATTTCTAAAATAGGCACATTGCGTCCTGATCTAAGATGCCATTCATGTTGTGAGTCACATTTTATAACCTGTATTAAGCCATCTACTATATCTTCTATATGAGTGAAGTCTCTACTTTGAGTACCAGGTTCAACTACAGTTAAAGGTTTATTTTCTTTATATTGTTTTTCAAATATTCCTATTACAGTAGCGTAATCTCCCTCAGTTATCTGCTTGGGTCCATATACGTTGTAAAAGTAACATATTTCGTATTTAAGGCCAAACCATTTTGAATAATTTTTTATTAATTCTACTATTTTAGCTTTACACCAAGCATATGGAGATAAATTTTCATCCTTACCATTGTTTCCAAACTTAGATGAAGAAGCAGAATATATTAATTTAGCATTCCATTTTAAACATAGTTTTAAAATAATAGGAGTACCATGTAGTATAGTTTTAACTACATAATCAATATCGTCAAATGATTTAACTATTCGAGAGTATTCACCAAAGTGATATACAACATCAAATTTATAATCACCTAATAATTCCTCGGCATCCCATGTATTTCCACGTACATATTCAACACCAGATATGTGATTTTCTATTTTTCCTGTAAAATAGTTATCTAATACTGTGATATTAGATTCGGGATGTTTATCTTTAAGTTTAAGTATTAGGTTAGATCCTATGAATCCCGCTCCTCCTGTTACTAATATATTCATATTTATCCTATTAAACCAATGTATTCTAAAGCATCGATAAATTCTCTTTCATCAAAGTGTTGAATTGTATTCATATCCATCCTATATTCGTAAAATTTACCTGGTTGTTTTGGAATCGGATATTTAAATTTTTCTTCTTCGGTTACTGGGACTGCTTTTACTGCTGACCATTTCCATTCATGAGTGTTTACTCCATTAGCAAACACCATTCCTTTTTGGGGTTCATTAATAGTTTGGGGTAACCATACTAGTTCTGTTGATTTATCTTTCCAAGCTAAATCTTTATATAACTCCGGAAGTACAGACATTTGCTCATTGTAAAATTCACTTCCTTCTTTCATCAAACTATTAGTCCAATATCCACAAGATAAAGACATCCAATTCGTAATTTCAGGTGTGACCTGTGTTTCATAACACAAGTCACCTCCTGATTTAGGGCACATTATAATTTTATCCATTACTTTCTACTTTTTGTAATTTAGGTAATTCAATTTTCTTTAATTTAGGTAATTGTAACTTAACTTCTTTTGGGAACTCAGGAATATACTTATTAAATAATTCATCTGTTTTATCTTTCATTTTATCCCAACTAAACTCAGTTTTACTTCTATATGCTTGACGTTTAGCACCATCAGTATATTTTTTATAATCTTCAAATATATCCTTAATAGTAGTACCAGCATATCCCACATCAACCGAAAACCATTGTGATTCTTTTAATAACCATTGATTTGCTGCACTTGGGTGAACATCTGTTAATTGCCCAGGTAACATAGTTGTAAATCCAGGATTTAAAAAATCGGTATGGCCACTCCAATTAGTTGTTATAATTGGTTTTTTAGTTAAACTAAATTCAAGTAATGGTCTACCAAACCCTTCACCTTTAGTTAAATTAACCATCGCTTTAATTTTAGGATGATTATATAACTCATTCATTTCTACATCTGTAAATTCACCATGTAACAAATAAACATTTGGCAAATCACTGCTATTAATTGTTTTTTTAATAGCTTTAATTTTCTTTAAAATATCTTCTCTATCAACATATGATGAACCCATCTGGGATGTTTTTAAAACCAATGCTGGTTTGTCTTTTTTATTTTTGAATATTTCAAAGAACATTTTAATTAATAACCCAACATTTTTTCTATCTTCACCTAAATCACCGTTAATCCAGTGTCCAACAAATAAAAATGCAAATTTTTCTTTAATGTCATTTAATTCAGAAAATGAATCTACTTTATCCAATACTTTATAAATTTCAGTATCGGCACCTTCAAACAATACTTCAATTGGTTTTTCAACTTTAATTTCACTAATAACTTGATTAGTACGTTGATCTACCTTTTGCATAACTGTGTCTAGAAATATTTTTTTAGAGTGTTCAGAAGAAGTTAATGTTAAATTCATCTTATTAAGCCCTTCAATCCAATCTCCTGGTACAATTGTTGTTTCGATACCAGCAGTTACACCAATGTTGCATTTTCCTACTGGTTGGAACTCATTAGGAATTGTAATTTGCATCCAAATTTCAGGTTGTTTAGGTAATTGTTGTTGAAGCCAAATATGTTTATTTAAAAATTCCCATTCAGGATTATCATTAATAAATCCCCAAGGTGTATTACCCCACATCTGTGGTAAAATCTTTACATCATATTTATCCAATTGGATAATTGCTCTAACTAAATCTCGTGAGCGTGCTCCGTAACCACTATAAGTATCAATAGGGCAGGAGATAAAAAATAACGGTTTGTTTTCCATAACTGTTTAGTATACTAATTTGTGAGGTGCTGTTTTATCTTTAACTTCATTTGTATTTATAAGTTCATACTTTTGTCTTGGTTTCCAAGTTTTAAATAATTTATCTAAGGTAGTAATTACTTTTTTACCCATATTTACACTTGTAAAACCAGCTTCATCTGATAAAGCCCATTCGCGTCCTTTAAGGCCTAGTGCTTTTCTTTCTTCTTTAGACAATTTATAAACATTCATAATTTGTTCAGCTGCGTCTTCAGCATTACATCTGTCATCCCAAATATATGGTGTTAATGGAGAACCTTGAATTGATCTATTAGTTGGATATACTGGGAACGCCCATTCACCATGTTCTTTGATTTTACCAGTATGGTTGGAAGGAAACTCAGCATCAAAATCAATCCATTTACCTTTTTTACTAAAACGCATTTGATCTTGCATTCCCCCAGTTACGTTTGCAATAATTGGGTTACCTGCTAAAATTGCCTCAGTTAAACTTAATCCCCAACCTTCATTATTAGTTAATAAAATTTGAGCATCAGTACTGTTATACAACATATTCATTCCGTTTGGATCTAATGTTTTGTCAGAGTAAATAATATTATATTTATTATCACTACCAAATAGCATTTCTTGTACTGCTGCTAAATCCGTTCCATTATCGTCTACTACTTGAGTATGTAAAACAAAAACACATTTTTTAGCTTGTTCCTCAGTTAATGAATCAATAAAGATTTTATAAGCAAACATTGCGTCAGGAATTTGTTTACGACGAATATTTCTTGAATTAAAAAATAGAGCAAAATCATATTCTTTACCTTTAAATAAACCTTTTTTAAACGACTTTAATTGTTCATCATTTTGATCAAGTGGTTTAAAAATATTTTCATTTAAACCATGGGGTACATATTCAATAATTTTACCTTTAGCTTTATCACCCAATACCAATTCATTGATATTTTTAGTTTGTTTTGAAATAGCTAACAAAGCATCACATGACTCATAATATGGTCTGTTATACATTGGAGCTGGGTAATCATCCCAAATATTTAGATAGATAATAGGCATTTTTCTTCTAATCTCATTTTCAATTTGGAATAACCAAATAAAATATCTTGGATCAGTAATTAAGAAAATAGCATCAGGTTTTTCTATTTGGATTAGTTGTCTAATCATGCTAGCATCCCCATATCCGTTACTTGGGTATAGAATGATCGAACTATCAGTTAATCCAGTATTAGTGTTAGTATCTGCGCTTAAATCTAAACGTTTACCTACTTCTGGGTGATTGATTGCTCCTCCAACATTTACCCAGTTAAAATGTTGAGCTGTGTTTACTACTAATTCTCGAGCGACAGTTGCTACACCTGAGTGTACTCTAATGTCATCACAGATTAGTAAGATCTTCTTCCGTTCATTTTGAGGAAGGTAACCAAAACTTTGATTCATAAAACTTTTTTTATCGATTTAAATTATTGTGATTGTGAATTGATTTTTTAAATTCATTGTCTGTAAGATACAAATGAATTGTTCGGTCTACAAGTTTCTGTAAAGAGAATTTTTGTTTTACACATTCTAACTTGAAGTCTTCGAACAAATCGGTCTGCACTTTTACACTTGTTAGTGTCATATCCTTTTTATTCATAGCTTTTATTTATATATAAATATATACAAAGAACTACTTGTTACAAAATTCAGTATTATTAAACGGACACCATTGACAATTTTTATTTGGTACTATAGGATGGTTAGTGTCTTTAAATGTACCATCACTATTAAAACATTGGTCTATAAAGTTAGCCATTGAGTTCATAGCTCTATTCATTTTAATTTTTCCATCTGGTGGGGCAAACTCTTGAATTCGACTTTGTTTAAATTCACTTTCTTCCCAAATTTTTCGTTTTAAAATAACAAATTCAACATCAATATTATCTTTATCAATGTTATATTGTTTGCTATAATATTCTTTATAGAACAGCAATTGAAATTGCTTACTTTCATCTTTTTTAGTATCCGCATTCCAACCTCTAGTAGATGTTTTAAAATCGATTATCTTGTGCCTATCTGTGTCTTCATTATACAAGACTAAGTCAAGATAACCTTTATACAATATACTTGGATATTGTGGATTTGGGTTTAAAACAATTGGTAACTCACATCCTATTAAGTGCCATCCTCGTTTACTAAAATATTTACCTTTATTTTTTTTAAAGTAGTTTATAATGTTAATTCCGTCATCATAAAACTCTCTCATTTCAACCGGATCACTAAAATGGGTCTTTTTGTTTTTAGCGTATTCTTCTCTATAAGTCTTACCAAATTCTTCTTCAAATAAACCTTCTAAATCAAATCTATCAGCAGATGCAGTACTTTCTTCATACATCATAGTAATATAACGTTGGATACTATTATGCATAGCGGTTCCAAATACAGTATGGATTGTAGGTTGATATTCTTGTAATCCATCTTTGTATAATAATTTCCACTTATGAGGACATTCATTATAGATAGAAAATTGGCTATACGAAATCGTTTTTTGACTCGCATAGTTAATTTCTTGAGGAGTATGATTCCTGATCGTTCTTACTATGAACGGTGTTCTTTTACTCACAATCTATTGTTGTTCTTCTTGAAGGATTGTCCATTTGATTTTTTCTAGATACAATATAGCATCCATATGCTCTTGTTTAGCATGTTCAATCCATTCTACTAAAGATAGATCAGTTCTATCTAAATCAGTACCATACTTTTCTTTACCTTTAATGCTACGTTCTTCAAATTGTTTTATAACTGATTTTACAATACTGTCCATTATTTTAATATTTTATGTCTTTTACTTTTTCTATAGCGTGTGAAGGAATATTATTTAGAGTGTAGTAACCATTAATATAATTTGGGTCAGTGTATAATTTTAGATAATCCCCGGGAATCATATCTGTTTCTATTTTTAATATAGACCAATCTTTTACTCCTGTTTTTTGATAAAACATTTCACCTAAATTTTCTATATCTTCTAAATCTTTAGATAGATAAACTCTATCTGGATGGTAAGATGCTTTTGATCTTGACTTAGGTACTAATCCTATATTTAAAATCTTATTAGCGTTTTGTGTAGGAGTAATATGGTAAAGAATTTTAGGTGTTCTTTCAATTACTTCTTCATCAAATTTAGCTTCAAATCTTAATTTAATTTCGCCTTTTTTAAAATATTTTTTATCCCATTTCCCAGTATACTCTTCAGTTTCCATAAATGAAGGAAACCATCCTAAAGTATTTGCATCATTAATAATACCGTTTAATAAAGTATTAATATCTGTACTAAATGTTTTAATGTAGAATGAATTTTTACTTTTAGTAAATATAAATTTAGATGAATATTTTTTTTCTAAAATATTTAAAGTTTTTCCTATATTAGTAGTTTTAATTAAACCTTCTTTAAGATTTAATTCATATTCTTCTTTATAAATTTCTAATAATACTTTTAGTAATTTCATTTTAATAACTTTTTTTGTTCTTTTTCATCAACACCCATTTTGTTTAGAATGTCTTTAACACCATTTTCTCTTAAAATATCAATATATTCATTTGCTTCTCCTAAAGAACATTCATAATAAGAAGCTATATACCCAAGCAATTTTTCTTGCTTTTTCTTTAAAGATGATTTAATGTATTTTAGAAACATTTTTTCCCTAGGTATCATATATAAATATATATTATATATTTTCTCTTTATCAGTGTATGGAAAAGTCTGTACTAAATTTACAAATTCAATGTACTCAGGATTCATACTGAGGAAGCGATGAATCATATATGGTTCAAATGATTTCTTGTCTTCCTCAGTAAATGAATTCCAGGGTTGTTTATCGTAAGTAATCTGATTGAGCCAATCAAAGATTTTCATACTCACTTCTAAACTCTTTAGGTAACATTTCTACTAATACCTTACATGTTTTTACATCATAAAAACATGGGATTGGCATAATAGCGTCTTCAGCTGTACCAGCTAAGAACTTAGATACCTTTCGCAAAATAACACCTTCAGCAAAGATATGATTACCTTCTGGTGATGTGATAGCCACTGTTTGGCTTGGATCAACTTTAACGTTGAGCTGTTGTTGGGTTTGTTCCATATTTATTGGTTTATAATTTTTAAAATTGAGGCTAATAAAGCCATTACATTGATTTCTTTATCGATTCTGAAGTTAGCATGGTACATATAACTTTCTATTTCAATGACAATCATTGCTTTTGCTAGATCATTATTACCATATTCGTCTAAACTATCATATAGGAATCTATAAACGTCTTCAAAATCATCCAAATTACTATCAGCAAGTATTTGTCTGATGTTTTTAAAACTAGTTTTAGATGGTGACTTAAGTTCTTTTAATAGAGCATCTTTATAACCACCTGTTAAAACAGTATTATCTATTTTAAGAGTACCTTCAACATTATTTACTTGGCAAGTGTTAAGTATTTTTCTAACATCCGGATAATGTTTATTAACTACTAACCCTAAATCAGATAGTTCATAGTTAATTTCTTCTTTATCTAAAATACTAGCAACATGCATTGCTACTTCTTTTTTAGATGGAGGAGTAATTTTTAATACTTGACAACGTGATTGAAGGGGATCGATGATACGTTCAAGGTAATTACATGTTAAAATAAATCTAGTAGTACGAGAGTATGTCTCAATAATATTTCGTAATGAGGCTTGGGCTTGAATAGTTAAAAAATCTGCTTCATCTAAAATAACAATCTTAATAGGTTTGAATGAAGCACTTGAAGCGAATCCTTGAACTTTATCTCTAATTGTATCGATCCCCCTTTCATCACTTGCGTTTATATATAAGTAGTCACAATCAAAATTATTTACAATTAACTTAGCTAATGTTGTTTTACCTGTACCAGGTGTACCATACAATAGTAAGTTTTGTAAGTCATTGTTAGCAATATATTTAGCAACAATTTGTTTTAATTGTTCATTACCAACATATTCATCTAATGTTTTAGATCTGTATTTCTCAACAAATAAACTATTTTCTTTCATATATGTGAATATACAAAAAAAGGCTTAGTTTCCCAAGCCTAATTTAAAATAAATTTATATTTGCTCCCAACCTGTAATTCCCCAACCCTCTTCTGTTTGATACCCAGCTGAAAATTCTTCTAAAGAATTAACAAAATACATTGTACCGTCTCCACTAAGATAGATATATACTGTTTTGAATGGTCTAAGTTTAGAAATCTTAGATGCTAGTTGTCTCGTTTGGTATTCTGGGTTAACGTGGTTCAGATATTGATCTAATGATTCATTATATGTACTTTCTATAATTTTATTAAGTATTTCAACGATATATGGGTTTGATAAAATATCCCCTTTTGTGTTAACAGAAGGAAAATTTTTTACTTTATATAAATCATTTTCAGGTATAGGTTTATATACAGTAGGTGCTGATGGTCTATTTACTGTAATTTCTTTTAGTATGTTAGTTAATTTAATCATTGTCTTTAATATTCGTCATAATCATGTGCCCAACCAAATTCGTCATCATCTTCGTCTTCCTCCTCATCATATAACTCACGTAATTCAACTAATACTTCATCTACTGCTGGTTTTAATGATGGGTCATCAGAAACTATTTCTTCTAATGCTGTTACTACTGCTTCATGAAAGAACATTCCTGGGTCTTCGCCTGCAAATTCAGTTAATGTATCATCTATTTCTTTAATAGCGGATGCTAGTTGTTCTACTGTTCCTACTTTAGGGTAGGATTTAAGTGATTCTAAATATGCTAAAGCTCCCCCATCGTCAGCCCAATCCTCGGGTTTATTATGGTGATCTATGTATCGCACTAAGACACGTTGATATGAATTCGGATTAAGAACCCTGATTTCATTTAATAAGCTAGTTAGTTTAATCATGATAATACATATCAGTAATCACCGTACATGTTAAATTTCTTTGGTGGTGGAGGTGGGGCTTTTTCAACCACTACACTACCAATAGCATATAATTCACCTTTAATAGGTGATAATCTAAAATCACATGGTTGTCCAACTTCTTGGAAATAACCTTCTAACGCATCAGTTAATGATGGATATATGTGATTAGGATCGAGAAGCAACACCCACTGGTCTCCCGGTGGGCGTCGCTTAGCGATCAACACGACTTCTTCCTTTACTTCAGTAGCCATTAAAACATTCCTTGCATTCCGCCCATCATGTCATCCTGTTTTTTATCTTCAGGCTTATCCACAACTGTGCATTCTGTTAATAAAATAGTTCCTGCTACTGAGGCGGCGTTTTCAATCGCGGTCCTCGTGACTTTCGTTGGATCAATAATACCAGCTTCTTTCATGTTTACCATTTTATCAGAAGTGATATTGTACCCTTTCCAATTGTCTTTACCTGTTAATTTATTAATTAACCCAAATGACTCTTGGTCAGTGTAACCAGCATTAGATAAAATCTTCATAAATGGTGATGCACATGCTTTATAAACAATGTTTCCACCTGTTGTATGACGATTTACAATTGCTTCCCTAGCATAAATTAAAGCAGCACCACCACCTGGAACAATACCTTCTTCAATTGCAGCTTTAGTTGCTTGAAGTGCATCATCAACGCGGTCTTTCTTTTCTTTAACTTCTGTTTCGGTATTTCCACCTACGTGGATGATTGCTACTCCTCCGATGAATTTCGCCAATCTTTCTTGGAGTTTTTCTTTTTCAAAGGGTGAATTTGCTTTTTCGATTTGTTGCTGTAGCTCTTCAATACGTGTTTCAATTCTTTCAGGTTGTCCTTTTCCATCAATAATGGTTGTTTGGTCTTTTGTTACTGTTATAACTCGGGCTTCACCAAACCATTTTGAGTCAAAACGATCTAATTTCATACCCTTATCAGTACTAAATACCTCACCACCTGTTAAAAGTGCGATATCTTCTAAAATCAATTTTCTACGATCACCAAAGTCAGGAGCTTTAACTGCTGCTACTTTAAGTGTACCTCTCATTTTATTTACAATCAATGTAGCTAATGCTTCACCATCAATGTCCTCAGCAATAATAAACAATGGGCGACCTTGAGATGATACTGCTTCTAACAATGGTAACAATTCCTTAATTGAAGTAAATTTCTTATCAGCAATAAGGATAAATGGATTATCCAAAGTACAAGACATTGTATTGTTGTCTGTAACAAAGAAGTGGGATTTATAACCACGATCAAACTGCATACCTTCTACTGTTTCAAGATAAGTATCACCTGATTTTGATTCTTCAATATAAACTACTCCCTCACGACCTACTTTCTGCATTGCAGTTGCAATTAACTTTCCTACTTCAGGATCGTTGTTTGCTGAGATAGTAGCTACTTGTTCTAATTGATCTTCAGAGCTGATGTCTTGTGAGATACCTTTGCGTAATTCTGTTACTACATCTTTGACTGCGGCATCAATCTCACGCTTAATAGTTACAGCGTTGACTCCATTATTTAATGATGTTAAACCTTCTTTAACCATGTTTTGAGCCAACAATGTAGAAGTAGTTGTACCATCACCTGCTCCATCAGCAGTTTTAATAGCTGCTTGTTTAACCATTTGTACACCCAATTCTTCAATTGGATCTTCAAGTGAGATACTTTTTGCTACTGTTACTCCATCTTTTGTTGATTGTGGGTAACCACCTTGATTTGCTATAACCACATTACGACCATTTGGGCCTAATGTAGACGTAACTGCGTTTGCTAATTTGTCAATACCAGTTACAAGTTTTTTCCTTGCTTCAGGACCGAATTCGATAATTTTACTCATATTCTTCTGTTGTTTCTGTTATAATTGCTAAAACTTGATTTTCTGGGCATACCCAATACTCTTGACCTTCTAGTTCAATTTTAGTAGGACCTAGTGATGGGAGCATTACTTCCATGCCTTCTTTTAAAGATGTAGGAATAAGTTCACCTGTAAGTGATGGTTGACCTGGTCCTACAGATACAACTGTACCAATGAGGGCTTTTTCTTTACCTAAATCTGGTACGATGATCCCTCCATACATCGTTTCTTCTTCTTCACGGGGTTTAACTATAACCGCGTTAAATGTTGCTTTTAACTGTTTCATATATTTACCATTTGTTTGATTTCGTTTCTTACTGATTCCCAAGCATCAATATACTCTCTAATAGAATTAAATACTGGGCGTTGTTCTACTTTTAATTTTGCGATAGAATTTAAAGCTGAAGATACATCATTGTGGAATGATAGTGTTTTAATGCTTTCTTTTTCTCGGGTTTTACGACCTCTACCTGTATTGGTACCAGGTAATACTAATTGATAGACAGTATAACTGTTACTATCTTTACCAATAAAATAGGGCTCAAGGACTGGATCCTTAATCATCGTCATTGAAGACGGCAGTTGATTTTCACTCATAACTTTTATTTAAATATACGATCTTTTTTTTAAAAAACCAAATATTTTATTATAAATATAATAATTATTGTTCTTTTGCTACAAGATAGTAGCAACTTGTAAAAGTTTTATGATTAAATGATAATTTCATTAAACCATTTGAATTTACATGAATGCTTCCGTTTTCCATATCTTTATTAGCTACTAATACTTCTTTTAATAGAACCGAATTATAAACTAATTCAAATCGAGTTCCGCTGTTGTTTTCTAAATTTTGAATGGAGTAACTTACTTTATTAGCATATTCAACATCACCCCCAAAAACAAACTCTAAACCGAGTAAACCCGGTGTTATAACAACGCTTTCGCTATTTGATAGTGCGTTTTTAGCTTTGATTAATGCTGTTACTACTTCATCTGTTAATGTTGTTTCAACATCATATTCTTCAGGACCATTGTATGTACCTGACTTAGGTATAATAAAGATATCTGATAGTGAATAATTTAGGTTATATTGATTATCTGATATAAGTAGTTTAGTAAGTATCGTTCTGTCTTTAACATAATCTAATACTAAATCACCACTTGTAATTGAGATTAATTTATCTAATTGAGTAGTATCATTAATTCCTATCTCAGATTCAGGTAATGGAAAGTTATTATGAACAACTGTTCCTATTAATTCACGAGACGGGGCTGTAAAATTAATAGTCAGTTGTTTGTTTTTATTAATTGACCATTTAACACTTTCAACTAAGCCGTTTAAGTGGTATTTTTCAATGACTGATTGTAATTCTAGTTTTGATATCATATATTGTAATATAATAAATATTTTTTAAAAAGCAAAGAATTTTGCAACATTAGGATTAAGAGCTGGGAATTCCCATTTGAGGTCTTTATAAAGTTCCTTTAATTTATTTAATAGTAATGATTCAAAAATCTCATCTACATCAATGTATGTCTTAACAAACGCTTCTATTTCATCAGGAACTTTAGCGTTTGGTAATCCAACTGTTTCTAATTTATAAGGATTAGCTTTTAAGTTAATAATAAAGATTTTATCACCTTCAATAATCGATTCATACTGTTTATCTAATCTCTTAAATTTAAGTAAATCATTATATCGAACAGCTGCTTTAGTATTAGCAGGTGCTTTTAATCTAAATGAACTAAACATTTCACCTGAGCGAGCTGGTTGGATGTATGAAGCAATTTGTTTTACTCCTGTTGGTTTACCTAATTCTCTAGGATCTAATGTCTTAACTAGTTTATAGAAGTTAACAATTGAATTATCTAATTCATGTTTTGGTTTACCAAATAAAATGTCTTTAATAAATTGTTCACCAAATCCTTTGAATCGCTTATTCATATTAGACTTCATCAACTCTAGACCTTTCATATCTAGCTCTTCAACAGCCACACCTTCCTTATTAGTGACATACATTGCATATCTTCTTTTACCAGTAACTAAGATACCAGTAGCGATTACTTCTTGTTTTAACTGGAAGTAATGTTTAGAAGCATCAATGTTAAATAATTCTTTACACATTGTGTTAAGATTATTATTTGCTTCATCTTGGATTTCAAGTGCCATTTCTAATATGTACTTATCTTTCTCTTCTTTAGTGGCGTTAGGATACCTATGTCTTAATAAGTCACCTAATTCAATATACATAGAGTCAGTATCACTAATACAAATGTATTGTTTATCTGATTTTAATTCAGTGTTTAATTTGTGATTAGTGAATATAATACTCTCCTGTGTGAGCCTCTGTCCGCTGTTTGTTATAGCAGCACTGCAAATTAATTGACCATCAGTATATCTCCATCCTGATTTAGCATAAGTACCATACATAGCGTTCTGTAAGATCTTAAATGCATGTTGGAACAAATCATATAACTTATAGTTAGCCCAATCTTCTTCTTTACCTGCTTTTTTCTTTAGACCTCTATAATGTTCTCGTTTATTAAACCAACCTTCAAGAATTGTACTACAAACACTTTTTTTATCTGTTCTAAACATAGCACCTGATGCGGCTATGGTTAAATTGCTTTCCTCAATAATTCCTATTAATTGTTCAATAGTAACTTTAGTTATAGATGTAGTATAATTTTTCTTATTTACCTTTTCAATAGTGATAACTTCATTTGGATCACGTTCTTTAAGTTTTTCTAAACTATGGTTTTGTTCATAAGTTGGTCTATCATCTACTTTAATTCTACCAACTAATGTTTCAATACCTAAATTAAGTGATTTAATAATTGAAGGATATAGTGAGGTGAAGTCTAAGTCAATAACATCAAAGTATAAACCAGGTATTGGTTCTAATAGATAACCACCAGCATATGTTTCTTTAAATGATTTTAATGCTTGATTATGAGTTGTTGGTTTATTAGGTGAGACAATACCTTCACGTCGTAAATGCTTTAGAATAGCTCCTTCATTCATAACTGTGTTCCAATAAATTGATTCATATGGAATGTTACAAATGTGAGAGATCATAATTGTTAAGTTGATAAATTTAAGTTTATCTTCTAACGCTTCAATGATTTCAACGTCTCGTAAGTTATAATCAATAAAAGTATCTATATCATCTCTAAATAATGTGTTTAAGTTACCTTCATATTCAATCTTGCCTAAACCAACATATTTGGTTCCGATGTCACCTAATTTATATGATGGTTCTTCTTTCATGATGTACTTCTTATGAAGTAACATATAGTCTAGACAATTAACACCTCCAATAGTGATTTGTGATTCACCATTAAATTCTCGTTGATCTACTTTTCTGATTGGGGATAAACGTCTAACTTCATCCTCACCCACAACTTGTATTAAACGATGATAAATGTAAGGTATATCGAAGTAATCTGAGTTATAACCGACTAATATTGTTGGGTCTAATTCTTCAAATTTAGATAAAAACTTACCTATTAACTCACGTTCGTTTTTACAAGGTATAATAAGTTTACTGTCCTGATTTGTTTCTTGAATTTGACCAGATGGGTCAACAACAAAACATATTTTCTGTTTAGTAGTCACATCTATCAAAGCAATAGACGTAATAGGCATAGGTGCTTGTTGTATATAGTAAGGTGTTAATGCACCACCCATTTCAATCTCAATATCTATATAAACTATATTATGCCATGAAGGGACAGTGTCTTCTTCTTTGTAATATAATTCTCGAAGCACTAATAATTTCTTATCAATATCTTTTTCTAATAAATCAGGATCGTTTTTATCTAATTTTTTAGTTGGTATAGCCCAACCACCAGTTAGAACTGGTTGAGCGCCTTCCTGATATGAATTTACTCGTTTCCAATAAGTAGGCTGGTATTGAAATTCTAGCCAGCCTTGCTTATCGTCTCGTAAATAATATGTGTAAGTTGAAAAATCGTAATAAATACTTTGATACATAACCTTAATATAATAATAAAATTGATGGGAGCCAAATTTTAGGTATAAAGTGGATATGTCACTTCTCCTTGTTCTACAGCGACATAATCCATTTCAACATATCCATCTACAACATAATATAGATCTATTAATTCAGTACGAGTTCTTCTACCAATAAATGGAGCACTTACTGCTGGTTTAATCCAGTCCCATTTATGTAGTAAGTCTTTATATGGATTTTTAAAAGTTGGGTTAGCGAATACTATTCCTGGATCATCATTAAATAATGATTTTTGATTAGATCCTGAGGCTATTAAGTTTTGATATGGGTTTTTATTAACATTTAATCCTTGTATTGCACCAGGATCATTATTGAGGATAGATTTTTTATTAGGATTACTATCTATTAATTTTTTATATCTATCCCCAAATGATGCCATTTATTTTATTGATAAATATTTATTTATCAAAGAATTGCTTTAGATTAGGACGAAAGTAATTTATGTTTTTCATTACTTTACGATCTCTAGTTCTATAGACAATCCAATAGTCACCTACTTTTTCATAATGACATTGTTCACCTTGTTCTTCAGCACGTACTTTAACTGTCGCTTTAGCTTCAGCTTCGTCTTTACAAGCTTTAGACATATTACTTGCCTGGACCTCGGAGTAGGCGGGTAGAATTTTGTCTTTTAATCCGTGGAGCATAGCGCCGTTTCCTAATGAGACGTAAGTTATATCGCATAAAGCGTCTAAAATTTCTACGATGTTTCCTGTTTCGCATGCGTGTTTATATTCTTCTAGTTCTTCTAATATAAAATTATAAACAAATTCCCATTCTTTACGAGCTGGGATTGTTGGTTCATAGTTATTTGGTTTACCCATTGTAGCGTTAAATGTTTCGACTTCGCTAACAAATGGGACATAATTTTCTTTAGATTGAGACATGACCATTATTTATTTTGTAGTTATTCTTTAACAATCACCTTCTTTTCCCTAGAACCATCATCATACACATAGATGAAAACTCCATTTGGAGTAGGAATAGCGTCTCTTCCTGTTTCATCAATTACTCTGATTAATTTTTTAGTAGTTGATAGTTCCTTAACACCAAGTGGGTCTGTAGTACATTCTAATGATAAAATAGCATATGTTACTATAGTATTTGGAATATTACCAGCTGAGTTCCATATAGAATCACATACAATACCATCTCTATTTGTATCATAAAAATGGTCTAAAGCACAATAACAATCCTCTTGGTATGCTACACAGAAATGTAAACGTAAAGAATCATTATAAGGTAAATTAAACAAGAATTGAGTACTTAACCACTGTGTGGTATTAGTGTCTTGATAAATAGCAATAGCTATAGGTGTAATATCTGATTCTAACGTAATGTTAGGGACACCACACTCAAATGTAGGGCTATTAGGTGCTGGTCGTCTAATTATCACTTTAGCATTGAATCCTAAAGAATCAGGTTGAGGTAAAGGTAAATTTGCGTTACAATAGATAGTATCGACTTGTGAATAACCGATTAAGGTTGTTAAGCTCAATAGAGCAATTGATAATAATTTTTTCATAGTTTTTGTTTTTAGTTAAGTACTGAAGATAAATAAATTCCTAGGTAACTGCCTGTAACTGATCCTGCAACATACCCCAGCCATTGGTGTACAGCATCCTCACTACGAGCAATTTTCCTAATGACAAAGAATGATAGAGATGCTAACATAAAATCTGTGATAGCAGCTTCATGGTAGTCAGTTGCAGCTACTGCTCTAAAGTTTATACATAACAAAGAGTAGCTGATAATCTGAATGCAAAACAGTAGTAAAGCTTCTTTAAACTTTTTCATAGTTCTTATTTTACTTCTCACCTAAAATTACTTCATCTTTTGTTGAGTTACGACCTCCGCCATACCATTCGAGTGCTTCCTCATAGGTTCTATGACTTCCATTTCTGAACTCATCTCCATCACCATCTTCCCATCTACCCCAAAAGTTTTTACTTTGACCTATATAACGTACTGAGCCGTCGGCATAGGTTCTTTTAATGATTCTTTTTTCTCTGCAAAACATAATTACTTGTTTTTAATTGTTTTTATTTATATTGTAAATATACGATCAAAATTTTAAGAAGCCAAACTATTTTTGTATCTCCAGATAAATCCACCTGCTGTTTTTTGTTTATTTCTACAACAGGCGGATATACTGTCTTTTCCTATACTTGTATTTCTAGCTGCTTCATTTATACTTTCAAAATCTTTTATATGAGTATTTTCTAAATCATATTGAGAAATTGATTTTTTATTAGGAGCCGTTTTACGGTAGTTTTGGATCATTTCATCAGTAGTGACTCGAGGATTATTCTTTTTAGTTTGAGTTATCTTTTGAATAGTTTCTTGAGAGCGAGGTTTAGAATTCTCTTCCCACCACTTATTCATTTTTTGAATAGTCTCTTTACTATGTTTTTTTCCTTTATTCACTTCATGAAAATAATAACCACCCCGAGATACATTTAATCCTTTATTTATACTATTATATTTTTCAATATAATAAATTTCTTTATCAATTAATTCTTCGATAGAACATTCTTCTAAAACTTCAAACTTATGTTTTTCAATTCCATATTTTTTAAGAGAAAACCATAATTTAGTTTGTTGTTTATTTGATTTATTTTTCCAGCTATACGATTTCCATCGTTGTTCTATATTTTTAGATAAACCAATATAAACTTTTCCTTTTGGGTTTGTTATTTTATAGATTCCTACCATTTATTATAAATATTGTGTCTCTTGTAGAGACACAGTACTTATATAGAAGTATTAATTTTTATTGAATCAAAGAATTCTTTGCGTGCTAAATTGTCATTCTCCATAAACACACCTGATGCTTTAGTAGTAACCATAGATGCTCCTTGATGTTTAATACCACGACATGAAACACATGAGTGTGTGGCAACTACAGTAACAATAACACCTAAATTACCTTCACAAACTTTATTTACTGCTTGATGAATAGCTGCTGTTAATTGTTCTTGAATAGCACCTCTACGACCAAAATGCTCTACAATACGATTTAGTTTAGATAAACCAATTACTCGACCTTTAGCACCTGCAATGTAACCAATATGAACTACACCCCTAATTGTTTGGTGATGATGTGAACACATTGAAGTTAATTGGATATTACGCTCAATAATTACTCCATCATAACCATCTGATGGGAATGAAGTGATATCAGTAAATCCATTATAACGACCAGCCCATAAATCATTAACATATGCTTTAGCTACACGGCGAGGTGTATCAGCAGAGTTAGGATCATTTTTCCAATCACATTTTAATGCTGTTAAGAAGTTACCAAAATGTTCAGTAGCTTCTTCAATCATTTGTTGCTTTTCTTCATCTGTTAATGGACGATCTAAAGCAGAACCGTTTGCTAATCCATTTTGGACGCATTCGATATCATTGTGAAATTTTTTTCTATTATTTTCCATATAACCTAATATATTAAAACTTAATTAAACTGCCAAAATATATGGCAAACTTCTTTTTTGGTAATGTTCATCATCCATACCATAACCAACTACCCACTCATCAGTAATTTCAAATCCATAAATTGAACCTGATGGTAAATCTATTTCATTGATTGCTCTTTTAATTAGGGTAACTATTTGAACTGATGCTGCACCTTCGTAAATAAAATGTTTTCTTAAAGAATCCATTGTAACTCCAGTGTCATAAATATCATCTATAATATAAACATGGTGATTTTCTATATCAATTGACTCTCGAAGTTTAACTTCTAATTTACCTCGTTCTTGACCCTCATATGATTTTACTTTAATAAAATCACATTTTGGGTCAATTAAAGATAATTTTTCAACTAATTTACTATAAAACATAAAACCACCATTTAATACACATATTAATACTATAGGTGTCTTTTCT